GTTCCCACCTCTTTAGGTGGTGAGTAGTTCACTTTGGTACCGTTTGGATTATCCTATTTACATATGATAAAGCCGGACACAGGTTTGTTTTGAATCTGCCCATCCCTTATAGGAGCATAGTTTAATGAAATTCGTTGATGAAGCGGTAGTAAGAGTAGAAGCTGGTGACGGCGGTAACGGCTGTGTAAGTTTCAGACGTGAAAAGTTTATTCCGAAAGGTGGTCCTGACGGTGGGGATGGTGGTAACGGCGGTGACGTCTATTTAATGGCTGATTCAAACTTAAACACCTTGGTGGATTACCAATTTCAAAAGTTTTTTGTAGCTGGCCGTGGTGAAAATGGCGGTGGGGCTAATTGTACAGGGGCCCGTGGTTATGACGTAGTTTTGGCTGTACCTGTCGGGACTCGCGCTATCGACCATGAAACTGGTGAAGTTATCGGTGACTTATTAAAAGAAGGCCAGCGGTTGATGGTGGCTAAAGGTGGTTTCCATGGTTTGGGTAACACTAGATTTAAGAGTTCTGTAAACCGGGCACCCCGCCAAAAGACTGATGGGACCCAAGGCGATAAGCGTTTCATTAGACTTGAATTGTTATTGTTAGCTGACGTGGGGATGCTAGGTTTTCCTAATGCTGGTAAATCAACTTTCATTAGCCACGTAAGTGCTGCTAGACCAAAAATCGCAGATTATCCGTTCACAACTTTAGTGCCATCTTTAGGGGTAGTTCGCCTTGGGGTTGGTAAGAGTTTCGTGGTGGCTGATATTCCTGGTCTTATCGAAGGGGCTTCAGAAGGGGCTGGTTTAGGCCATCGCTTCTTACGTCACCTTGAACGTTGTCGTGTGTTGTTGCACTTAGTAGATCTTAAGCCTGTTGATGGCTCAGATCCGGCAGAAAATATTAAGATTATCGAACAGGAACTCCAAAACTACAGCGCAGAGTTGTATAAAAAGCCACGTTGGTTAGTATTTAACAAGTGCGATGCTTTAACTCAAGAAGAATGTGCGGAAATTGTAGCCGATACTCTTAAGAAGTTAGATCGTCCAGATGCTGAATATCGTGTTATTTCAGCTCGTGCTGGTACTAACGTCAGCGAACTTTGTTACGACGTAATGAGTGAAGTTGCCAAGATTCAGGAAGAAGAAACTGAACGTTTAGCAGAAGAAGCTCAAGCTAAGAACGCTTCCTTTGTTTGGACAAAGAAGGAAAAAGAACAACCTGCTTATGTCGACGAAGATGAATTTGATGAAAATGACATTGAATTTGAAGATGATGAAGATATTGAGTTTGAAGATGACAAAGATCTAGACGAAACTGCTGCTTCTCAGGATGATGATGCTCAGTTTGATGCTGAAGATATCGACTTTGGGGACGATGACTTAGTAGATGACGAAGACGAAGCTAGTCATAAGGATAAGTAAAGTTAGTTATGATCTCACTTATTGTAGCGCACGCACGTAATTTGGTGATTGGAGCTAATGGCACCATGCCTTGGCATCTGCCGGCTGATTTACGTCACTTTAAAGATTCAACGATGGGATGCCCGGTTATCATGGGGCGTAGAACCTTTGCGAGCATTGGTCGCGCGTTACCTGGTAGACGCAACGTAGTTATTTCATCTAATCCAAATTTGGCTTTGCCAGCTGGCGTAGAGTTGGTCAATAGTCTTAAGGCTGCGATTGCTCTTTTAAAAGACGCTCCAGAAATTTTTGTGATTGGCGGGGGCATGCTCTACAAAGAGGCTCTACCTTTGGCTGATAGATTGTATCTTACCATCATTCAAGCTGAGATCGAAGGGGATACAAGTTTCCCCGCTTACGATTTAAATGCTTATCGCGTGATTGCCGAAAGTTTTTATCCAAAGGATGAAAAAAATGCCTACGACTTACGTTTTGTAACTTTAGAAAAAAAGTAAGTTTTAGCTGAGAAAAGCTAAAAGGAAAAGAAAGAAAAGAAGAGTCAAAAGTTCCAGATGCTCTAACCTCTTTTCCGTTATTTTCCTTTTAACTATCCTAAATTAAAGGCCTGTGAATTTAAAGTTTAGGTTGTTCATAGGCCTTTGTTCTATTTAGATTAGAGCTTTTAATATTAAGCAACAAGTTGGCTTGTGACATCCTCCCCCGCCTATAGAGGTGGGGGACTTCTTGCTGAGTTCAGTTAAAACCAAGAGTTAGATTCTTGAGGAATTTATTGGGAGTAACCACGTTAGGTTTTAACTTTTTATAAGGTCAATGCCATTACGGCTTGGTACGCTAAAGAAAGTTTTTGTTTCGGCGCACCAAGCGGTAAGAGAACCGCCCCAGATACAACCTGTGTCTAGGGCGATGATGTGTGGCAGGCGACATTGTCCCATTAGAGCCGCCCAGTGACCGAATAATAAAGTTTGTTTTTCTTCTGGATCTAACTCGAGTTTGCGGGCTTCAAACCAGGTATTGAGGTTTAAGCGACATGCTTCTGCCGGGCTAGATTTATTTTCAAAATCGAGTGAACCGTCTGGGCGGCAAAAACGAATACGGGTAAAAATATTTACAATGGTACGCCACCGAGTGATTCCTGAGAGTTGATCATCCCAAAGATCTGGTTTATCTGAATACATGTGTGATAAAAAAGTATTGAGAGTCAACGGATCTCTTAGAATGTGTTCAACTTCTTGAGCATGGTTTGTAGCTTGCGCGAGATTCCAACTAGGATCAATGCCAGCGTGAACCATTGAGATTGGCGTAGTTGGGTGGCTATACATAAGTGGAGTGTTAGCAAACCACTTAATGATATCAGGTAGTTCAGAAGAATTTAAAAGTGAATCTAGTTGATCGCGTTTTTTAGCGACTCTTTTGCCTTGGGCTACAGCCAAAAAGTTTAGATCATGGTTGCCAAGTACGGTATGGGCTCTATCGCCTAAATCCCAAATAAGATGTAAAACATCTAGTGGTTTAGGTCCGCGACCGATAATATCCCCTGTGAATATAAGCTCATCTGTGTGTTTATTGAATTTGATAAGTTGTAAAAGGGCGGTAAGTTCATCAAAACAACCGTGAACATCACCAATACAGTAAATGGACATTTAATCACCTCCGAACCTTGAAATTTTACCATTAATTGCTTCATTACGGACTGAAATCTCCCTGAAAATTACCAACCATAAACCAAAAATACAAAGTAAATTGAAACGTTTAAAAGTCAAAATTATGATTAAAAACACCTAAATCTTTACGGGGACTATTTTATTAGTGAAAATAAATCATATACGTGATAAAATATCTTTAATACGTTAATTGTGTCCTGAGCTCTTCTGAAAAAATTAAAGCCCTCTAAAGGTAAAAAACTTAAATGTTATGAAGATTTAGCTGTGCATAAAGTTTTTACTTGGGGATTGGGACAATCATGCTTATTCAGGGCTTGGTGTGCTATATTAGTTTTGGGAAAGCACTCAGTAATAAAACGCCAATTTAGTGATACGGAGAAAAGAATGCCTTATATTAAGAAAGACTTTGTGGATAAGTTATTAACCAGAGTTGATATTGTTGATGTAATAAATTCACGAGTGAGACTTAAAAAGGCAGGTAATAGCTATACATGCTGTTGTCCTTTTCATGATGAAAAGACTCCAAGCTTTAGCGTAAACCAAAAGAAACAATTCTTTAATTGCTTTGGTTGTCACGAAGCTGGTAACGCCATTAAATTTATCATGAATTACGACAATGTGTCGTTTGCAGAGGCGGTGGAAGAAATTGCTTCTATGGCGGGTATGGAAGTTGAGTATGATGAGAGCAATACCAATGGCAAAGGGGGCTTTCAAGCTAACAAACCAGAAGTAGACTATTATCAATTATTAGAGCAAGCAGTTTCATGTTTTCATGAAGAATTAAAACGAGCGCCACAAGCAGTAGCATATTTATCAAGTCGTGGTATTACCGCGGAAACCATTGAAAAATATAAAATTGGGTTTGCCCCTGATAGTTGGGATTTTATTTTAAAGCAAGTCGGCCAAAACAATCCAACGCGCGTGAAAGCATTATTTGAAGTGGGTTTGGTTAATGAAAAGACCGGTAATGGTAAAACTAGTTACTACGATAATTTCCGTAATCGTGTCATCATTCCTATTAGAGATCGCCGTGGGCGCACCGTTGCTTTTGGGGGGCGTGTTTTAACTGACATTAAACCCAAATACATCAACTCTAAAGAAAGCCCAGTCTATAGCAAGGGACACGAGTTATTTAATTTAGATTATGTGCGTGATCTCAAACAAGAAGAACGTCGTTTCGTCATGATTACTGAAGGGTATATGGATGTTATTGCCCTCGATCAGTTCGGCGTGCATAACGCTGTAGCCTCTTTAGGGACCGCTACCACCACAATGCAACTTGATTTGCTTTTTAAGCAAGCTGACCGCATTGTATTTTGTTATGACGGGGACGAAGCAGGTCGGCACGCGGCTTGGCGAGCACTAGAAAATTCAGTTCCGACCATGCGTGATGACAAAGAATTGTGTTTTTGTTTTTTACCGCCAGAACATGACCCAGACACCATGGTGCGGGCGGTAGGAGCGTCAGGCTTTTTATCATACCTAGACAAAGCTGATTCATTTTCAGATTATGTGGGCGATATGATGAAGGTTAAATACAATTTGAACTCTGATGGCGGGCGCATTGCGATGCTAAATGAAACAGGGAATATGGCAGCGCAAATGGTAAATGCTCCTATTACTCGTTCCACTCTTGCGACCAAAATGGCGCGTTTGGCCAATTGGGATGTAGCTCGAGTTGAAGCTGTATGGCGCAATTTAGCTCGAAGTATGTTGCACAATGAGGGGGCTAAGCATTTTGGTCACCAGGAATGGGGCTCTGATAACGGGGCTCGACGTAGTCTCTCATCAAATACGCCACAAGACGTAAGAATGACAGCAGTTAGATCCTTGGTAGCTCATTTGCTGCAGTATCCATATTTAAAAAATGAAATTCCAGACTTACCAGTTTTTCAGAAGCTACTTAAAGATTATGCTGATAAGAAGATGGAAATCATCAATGATTTATTAAGCCACATTGCTACAGGAAGTGAACATACCGGGCTTTTAGTTGAAAAGTATCGTAATAGTCCATGTTATGAATTTATGAATTACTTAGCAGGGGTTGATTTAGAAAAGTCAGATGACAATATCGAAATTAAAGTAGCTGATCTGTTAACTTTAATAAAAGCCTTGCTAGTTGAGGTCTTAGTAGCTAGAAATGTGGAACTACAGTCAAAGCTAAATCTCACAAAAGAGGAGCTTTTAGAAAGCCAAACCTTAGAGCGACGAATTCGTAATTTACGTGTTGTTTAAGTGAGAGGATGTGATAGCCAACTAGATGGTTATAAAGGAATTTTTTCTGTAAATGTGAGGCAAATATTAGAAAAGCGGAGTTACAAGAAAAATTATAAGCAAGAAATCACGTTTTGGTTGTTAGATTAGTGTTAAATATTGTATAATCCTAGGGCTCATTGACTTGGGTAGGCTTTTTATTCTTTAAATAAACTGGTGAGACCTCCTGATGGCCACCACATACAGAAAATCGCACGACCGGAATAAAGTCGCTTAACCCACTGAGTAACAGATTACACAGAGTGCATGTTGGATCTATAAAAAAGGTTTTTATAATGGAAAATACTTCGAACGGCAATCCGATTATCAGCCAGCTGATTGCGGACGGTAAGGCCAAAGGTTATCTGACTCGTACGGAAATCATGGAGTATCTCCCTTCAGGGTATGATGACTCTGAACAGATTGGTGAACTTCAGCAGCAATTAGAAGAAAACGATATCCTTGTTTGTGATAAGGCCCCTGAAGCTGACGATATCAATTTTACTCAAAATGCAAACGAAGCAGATAACGTTATTTCCATCACTCCGGATATTGGGAAGACTACTGATCCGGTGAGAATGTACATGCGTGAAATGGGCACTGTTGGCCTTCTTGATAGAAAGAAGGAAGTCGACATTGCTAAGCGCATCGAAGAAGGTATCAACCAAGTTCAGGAATGTGTGGCTGAATACCCTAAAGCAATTGAATGCGTACTTAAGCAGTACGAAAAATTCCAATTAGGCGATATTCATCTTACTGACATTATTTCAAGCTTTGCTGATGATAAACAAGATGCTGAAGCTGAACAAGCAGCTGCTTCTGCTGAATCAAATGGTCAAGATGATCAAGAAGATGCAGAAAAGTTCGATCCAGAAAGTTTCAATGTTGACGACCTTAATGGGGATGAAGACGCTGAAATGGATGAAGGCGAAGAAAGCGGTGACGACGAAAATGTAGATGATGACGATGAAGAATCAGAAGATGGAACAGAAGACGGTCAGGGTGACTTCTCTAATTCAAATGATGATCAGATCGATATTGAATTAGCAGAAAAGATGTTCGATACTCTTCGTGAACGTTATGACGAAGCTATGTTGTGCATTGAAAAGCATGGTCGTGGTGGTAAGAAGACCAAGCAAGCTATTGGAAACTTAGCTGAACATTTTAAGAAATTCCGTTTAGTACCAAAGCTTTTTGAAGAACTCATTGCTAACATTCATGAAGTGATGAATAAAGTTAAAGCTCAAGATGCTACTTTGCGTAACATCATGGTTAACCAGTGCCGTATGAAAGCTGAAGACTTTAGAAAGTATTACACTGAACCAAAGAAAGAAGCTAGTATCGATTGGTACGAAAAAGCATGTAGCTTGAAGAAGCCTTTTGCCGAAAAACTTAAAACTTTTGAAGCTGAAGTTCGTGAAGTGGTAGCTAAACTTCATGATATCGAAACTGAAACTGGTCTTTCTATTGCTGAAATTCGTAAGATTAATGCAGATATTACCCAAGGTAATGAAACTGCTAAGCGCGCAAAGAAGGAAATGGTTGAAGCTAACCTTCGTTTGGTTATTTCTATCGCGAAGAAATATACCAACAGAGGCTTGTTGTTCCTTGATCTTATCCAGGAAGGTAACATCGGCTTGATGAAGGCGGTAGAAAAGTTTGAATACCGTCGTGGCTTTAAGTTCTCAACCTATGCTACTTGGTGGATTAGACAGGCGATTACTCGTTCTATTGCGGATCAGGCTCGTACTATTCGTATCCCTGTGCATATGATAGAAACTATCAACAAGCTCAATCGTATTTCTCGCGCTATGTTGCAGGAAAAAGGGCGTGAGCCAACTCCAGAAGAACTTTCTAAAAAGTTGGGGATGCCAGAAGATAAGATTCGTAAGGTTTTGAAGATTTCAAAGGAACCTATTTCTATGGAATCTCCGGTAGGTGACGATGATGATTCTCATATTGGGGACTTCCTTGAAGATAAGTCATTGCCATTACCAGCAGATGAAGCTACTTCTGAAAACCTTAAGGCTGTAACCGAACAGGTTTTAGCTGGCCTTTCTCCACGTGAATCTAAAGTATTACGTATGCGTTTTGGTATCGGTATGAATACCGACCATACTTTAGAAGAAGTTGGGCGTCAGTTCGACGTAACGCGTGAACGTATTCGTCAGATTGAAGCTAAGGCTTTACGTAAACTTCGTCACCCAAGTCGCTCTGAACCATTAAAGAGCTTCTTGGACGAATAAGTGTAAGCTGTTAGAAGATTTGATCTAGTTAATATAACCACCGTAATTCTAAAAATTTCGGTGGTTTTTTATTGACATCAACTTAAAGATAGATATAATTATCCACTGTGCATATGGCCCATTGGCGCAGTCGGTTAGCGCAGACGACTCATAATCGTTTGGTCCCCCGTTCAAGTCGGGGATGGGCCACCACCTATTATCTATGATCTAGATATTATCTTTTTTTCTTCCTTAATATATTTCATTTAGTCTTTGTTTTTGCGCTCCCTTTTGTATAATACGCTGTAAGAAAAACGGTAAACAAAACAACCTTAAAATTCATAACGTAGGTATTAGTTGCTCAATGCATGTTTAAGCTGCGTTGTGGGAAGTTCCCGCTTGGAGATTCTTTATCTTCATAACGAGAACAGGTATATTGTGTTTGTAGCGAATCGAAAAGATTTAAAAGTTTGGTATCAAGAATTGTAAATTTAAGGAAGAGCATTATGACCACCTCGGCTCCTGAATTTGTATTAACCATGTTAGACCGTGCCCAAGGTGGAGATGCTTTTGCCTATTATGAAGGTAAAAAGATTTTTGTTGCTGGTGCTTTGCCGCAAGAAGAAGTAAAAGTTCGTTTAGGGGCTGAACATCCAACTTTTTTTACTGGGGAATTACTTGAGATTCTCAAACCATCTCCCGATCGCGCACCTAACTTTTGTGCTCACGGTTGTGGGAGCTGTAGCTATACCTGCGTGCGTTATGAAGCTGAACTTCAGGATAAACGTAGACGTTTAGCAGCTTTGTACGCTTCAACTAAAGAAGCTAACATAGTAATGCAGGCCCCAATTCATGCGATGTCAGATCCTTTTGCTTACCGTAATAAATCGGTGTGCGCATGTTCCACCCAAGGTGGAAAACTTACTATTGGGCTTTATGCTCGTGGTAGTCACGACATTATTCCATTAGCCTCTTGTGTGTTAGAAGCGCGTTGGATGTCTGATGCTCGTGAAAAAATCAGTTCTTTTTTTGCAGCGCAAGACCAAAACATAGCGCCTAATCTTCGTTACATCTTTTTACGAGGGGCTGATGAAGGTGAACGTATGTGTGTATTGGTATTCTACGCTGAACCTTCTGCTGATTTTATTGCAAAAGTCGCTTCCCTCTACAGTGAACTTAAGCTTTCCTCTTTAAAAATCAACATTAACAATTTACCGGGTAATAGAATCTTAGGCCCTAAATTTATCCAAGTTGCTGGTAAGGAAACGATTGAAACTTCTATTTTAGGGAATAAATTTGCCATCAATGCGGAGTCATTTTTGCAGATAAACCCAACTCAAGCGGAAGTTATGTATAAGCGGGCGTTAGAGCTTTTAGCGCCAAAGGCTACTGATGTGGTAGCGGATTTATACTCAGGGGCGGGGACTATTAGCTTATATGTGGCGAAGAAGGTTGCTCAAGTAATTGGTGTTGAGTGCGTCGATTCGGCTGTTAATGATGCAAAATCTAATGCTAAGCTAAATGGTATTACTAATGTCGAATTTAAATGTGGATTAGTTGAAAAAATTTTTCCGCAGCTTGCAGCTCAGGGAATAAAGATTGATAGCGCAATTTTAGATCCGGCGCGCAAAGGGGCGGCTCCTGAAGTTTTTCAAACGTTGGCGGCCTTTGGAGTGCAACGTTTTGTTTATATTTCTTGTAACCCAATAAGCCAAAAACGTGATTTAGAAGTGGCGGCTAAATATGGTTATGAATTAAGAGCTTTTGAAGCAGTTGATATGTTCCCACATACCGATCATGTTGAGACCGTAGTTTTACTATCGAGGGAGAAATAGAACGGCTTTGAAAGCCCTTGAAATCAAAGGGTTTGCGGAGTTCGGTGCTTTATTGAGCATGACTGTAAAGAGCGATTTTGACTGTATGTGAAAACATATCAAGGCTGAGAGATACAGCATAGTTGTAGCTACTATTTTGATATTTTTTAGGTTGTAGATACTATTTTGCTGCCATAGAAAAAGCAGTACCGCAGTTCCTAACCGTGACACCGCCTTAAACTTAAAGATGATACCTGTTTACGGGGTCATCATCCAATATTTGTCATGGTTAACATGAATATCGTTTAATTGTTCTTTATAGTGTTTTCTTCTTGCTGTGGTACTTGAGAAGCTTCTCTTTTAGTATTATTTTCTAGTGCTTGTTTTATTAGTTCGCCCCATGCTAACTGAGCTTGTTTAAGTTGTCTTTCTATCTCAGCGTCTTGTTGTATCCCTTGAGGTACATATGGATTTTGAATTGTTTCCCATGTAACACTATTCTTATAGCCTAAAGAATTAGCCATCGCTTCTAGCATTTTGCCCTTGGCAATTTCAATTTTTTGATAATCTGAATTACTCGGGTTCTGGATCCAAATCTTATCGTAGTAATCTCTCCAGCATTCAAGCACCTGTTCGTCACTAGAAAAAACTATTTCAATTATGTTAAGAGCTTTTACACTTTCTATAGTCCAGCCTTTTCTTGTTGCCATTAGTATTTTGAAAATTTCTAGTTTATCTTTTCTTTGTATTTCTTTATTATGTAAATGTTGACCGAGCCATACGGCAATAATTGGCGCTGAAAGAATAGCTAAAATCTCTACTATCTGTTTTATCGTTTCCATTGCATAACTCTATATACTTGTAATTGATACAAGTTCTGATCTTACATGCAATTGTTGAAAAATGCTTCTTTATGTTGAAAAATTTACTATGATCTACTAAATGTTGCTTTTTGATTATTAAAAATGACTTTTTCACTTATTTTTCTCGGTTTCTTGTAACAACTAAAAAGGTGCCGAGGAACGAATCCCTGACACCGCTTTATGACTTAACTCATCAAATCAAATTTACCTTTCCCAGTACTTCCTGCCAATGTCCTGAGCCTTCTGCAGATAGTAGTAGATCTGTCTAGTCCTTAGCCCGAGCCTGTCTGCTATCTCCTTGGCAGTCATTCCAGATCCCTCTTTCATTTCAAAGACCTGGGCAATAAGCGGATCTTCCCGAACCATACGTTCCCGCAGTTCCTCGTACTGTATTTTGGCATCATACTGATTTACCTTCTCTCAGTCTGCACTTTCAAATTCTCCATCTCATGAAGTGATGTTTGGTTACAGTTGTTGCATTCTGACAGACTAATAAGTCAATACTTGCCAGAATCATGCTGCGATTTATTTCGGTACTTATCTTGGGTCTTTGCAAAATCTAGTTGGGACAGGGGGGAAGGCAGGTAGACGCAGGACCCACTCCCATTAGGGTTTTGGGGGTGGAAGAAGTGTGGTTCCTATCTTACAATCAATATAACAAAAAAGAAGGAACACACACCTATGTACGATACTATCACAATTCCGTCCCAGTTATGCGGCTTAGAGCAGTCTGTTCTCCCTGAAAATGCTAACAGCTTCATCCAGTCCATTAATCAGCAAGGGACTCATTACGAAGGATGAGTACCGTCTCATTATGGCAGAAAACAAAACCACTTTTCCGACCTTTCTCTCCGCAATACTCGATTGTTGAGTTGCTAAAGCAGGCATACAGAGCAAATATGTTACCGAGAACAGAGGAAACGAGACAATGAAAAAGATAATCAAAATAGAGCCGTCAGCAGTTGGAAAAATACTGATGCGTAAGCGGGTGGCTGCCTATTGCCGCGTATCCACAGGAAGCGAGGAGCAGCTTGAAAGCCTCGAAACCCAGAAGTCCCATTACGAGGAGTACATATCCTCAAATCCTGAATGGGAGTATGCTGGACTTTATTACGATGAGGGCATAACAGGAAGAAGGAAGGGTCTGCGTCCGGCACTTACGCAGATGATGCAGGACTGCGAGTCGGGGAAAATCGATGTGATTTTAGCAAAGTCGCTCAGCCGTTTCGCCAGAAATATCGCAGACTGTCTTGAACTGGTTCGAATACTGCAGAATCTCGGCTTTCAGATTTACTTCGAGAAGGAGTATATTCAGAACGGCGGAAATGCTTGATTTTCAAGGGTTTTCGCCGTTTCTCTATGCCTATTTGTCGCTTAAATCCACAAACTGATACTAAAAGATGCTTGAAATTTCTCAATAATCATGGAATGTAAATAAAGCAGTAAAGTATTGACTTCTCAATACATAAGTACTACAATTACAATTTAAAAGGTGGTGGTTACTATGGCTTTTTCCTATAAACCCTTGTGGAAACTGTTGATTGATAAAGACATGAGCAAAAAACAGCTTATGCAGGCAACGGGTATTTCAAAGTCAACTATGAATAAAATGGGACGCGGCAAACAAGTTTCCATGGATATAATAGATCGAATTTGCAATTACTTTGACTGTAACGTTGAAGATATTATTTGTCACGTAGCAGAAACGGGTGGTGATAAATGAGTGAACAACAAACACTTTGCAACGGTTCAATACACCTGTACTGCGGTGACGCCCTTGAACTGTATGATAATTGGGAAAAACCAACTGTCATTATTTCAGATGGTCCCTATGGGATCAATGGATTCCCCGGCGATTTAGTTACGCCAGACGGTCTTGACAAGTGGTATGAACCACATATAAAAAAATGGAGCGAACTTGCAACGCCTTTAACTACTCTTTGGTTTTGGAATACAGAAGTAGGGTGGGCAACAGTTCATCCTATGTTAGAAAAGTATGGATGGACATATGTTTCATGTTGCGTTTGGGACAAAGGAATGAGTCATGTTGCGGGAAATACTAATACCAAAACAATAAGGCATTTACCTATCGTTACAGAAGTATGCGTTCAGTACGTCAAGAAACCTGTTTTCAAAGTCGGTGATATAGAAATGACTATGAAAGAATGGCTCCGTTATGAGTGGGGACGAACAGGTATTCCATTTTCAAAGACAAATGAGGCTTGCGGTGTAAAAGATGCGGCGACAAGAAAATATTTCACAAAGTGTCATTTGTGGTATATGCCCCCGGCAGATGCTTATGAGAAAATTGCAGCTTACGCAAATGAACATGGAAAGAATGACGGAAAACCATACTTTTCCATTAACGGGGAAACGCCCATTACAAAAGATGAATGGGCGCTTATGAGGTCGAAATTTTACTGTCCAATAGGGGTAACAAATGTTTGGCAAGTCCCACAATTACGAAACGGTGAGCGCGTAAAGATAAATCAAAAGGCTGTCCACCTAAATCAAAAACCGCTTGTTCTTGTCAAAAGAACCATAGAAATGACATCTGATAAGAACGATACGATATGGGATCCGTTCGCCGGGTTATTCACAACGGCAGTTGCTTCCTTTGAATTAGAAAGAAACTGCTATTGTGCTGAATTAAGCAATGATGTATATACTTACGGATTGGCGCGAGTAAAAGAACGGTTAGAGAATGGTTTGCAATGCTCGTTCCAATAATTCATCATTGTTGGACGCAAGTATCGTACTCCATTGCTTGATTGTCTTTCCATGAAATTCTGTGTTCAATACCCGTGTTTTGAACGCTTCAATGTCTTTATGTTCAATACGGTCAATTTTTGCATAATTCGTGTCAAGTCTATATACGAATTGCCCGTATAGTGTTCGCAATAAACGCTGATACTCCGGGGCGGGACTGTATCGTCTGCCGCCTTCGCCCCACGTTTCAACTACTGCGATAGCGTCTTGTAAACTACACTTGTCCTGCTGCAACTTATAGCCGTTCGTATTCGTTTGCTGCAAATTGGCTGTCCGCTCTGATGTATCCTCCGGTTCAAAAACAAGATAATCCGGCGGTTTATGATAGTGAGAATCTCTTGCTTCTGCGACGCTCTTTCCGCTAACAACAAGAACGTCAATTATTTGAGGTTTGCCCCATATGACATTTTCAGGAAGCCACGCAATTAAAGCCATGTCAATATTGCTGTCCCTGAAAATGGTGACACTATCTTTGAACCGTGCTGTAATTTCAGTAGCAAAAGGAAACCATGCTTTTATTTCAATTCCGGGGTTTGGAACAACCGTCTCACTCTGAAATAATGCGTCAGGAAAACCGGGGTCTTGTCTAACCCATGTTCCCAAATTATTCCAGTCGTGTTCATTTAACAGGTCAACCGTAGAAAACTCTATCATGTTCCCTAATAACGGAGAAAGTTTTGAAATTACTTTTGCAAGGTTTTTCGCATAGGCAAGTGACGGCGGGCGCTTAATGTCAAGCACGTTAATCAAATGGCTGTCCAATGCCATAAGTTCCTGCTTTGCAGCAGAAAGAATATCTGAATAATCCATAGAACTGCCCTTTCTGTGTAAATTAATCCAAATTAGTATCGTAGCACATGAAAGGGCGGCTTTTCAAGGAGGGCAGTCATAGCTTCTTGCAGTACAGCGTCAAGTCGCTTTTGTAACCCTCGAAAACGTCCACGCGGACAATATTATACTGTACGCCTGTATGTAGTATCACGTTTTCGGTTGTTATGTCCGTGCGGTAATTGATAACAAACATGACTTCTTCCGTGGCCTGCGTTGTCACGCGGTATATCTCATTCCCGGGAAGCTGCCGGAAATACGCCCACACGGTCGCAACGGTAAAGGTTTCCTTTATGCGGTTCCCGTATTTGTCGGAAACGTATTGAACGCCCTGTATAGTGATTTTCTTGTCTTTCAGCTTAATGCCGCCGCCCCCTTTCAGATCGCGGTTGTATATTCGTTGTAATGCTCATAAAGACCGACGTAACAATCAAGCAGCGCCGCCGTTCCGTCAATGCATTATTTCGGGGATTGGTTCTTGATCGGAACTATATTGCCGTTGCGGTTTCCTTTAATCAGGATCTTGGTCAGTGGCATCTTGACTCGCTGAAAAAAGCAAAGGAAATGGAACAGTTTCTTTCCGGTGCGGATTCATTTGATTATACTGTCAACAGACTTCCTGTTCTCAAATGCAGGAAGGCATCTGAATCATAATGGCTGAGCGGATTTTTTAAGTGTAAAAAAAGAAAAACGGCAGTGCCACAGTTCTTAACTGCGACACAGCCTTAAACTTAAAGAGGATACCTGTTTACATGCTCATCAGTCTATCTCTGATTTGCTCACCCTGTTCCTTCAGATAGTACACAGTTCGATTATCTATCCCTAATTCTGCGGCAATTCCCGAGGCCTTGAGACCATAGGTGTGAAACCTAACAAACACTTCTGCTATAAGCGGATTTTTCCTGTTCATGGCAGCAATAAGCTCATCATAAAACATCTCACTTTCAGCTTCGTTCATTACTGAAAATTCCTCGCCTTCATTGTTCATAAGTTCTTCAGGATCATCATAATTGATGACCCTAGGCTGACGGTATTCATTCTTTTTGCCGTAAGGGCATTCTGAGCACTTGTTACATTCGGGGCATACGATAAGAGGTTTCAGTGTACCAGGAACAAAGCAGCGGGTGCTCCGGCAGTTTCTGTGATGTTCAACATTGATTTCTTTCCAGAAACTGTCTGCCAACTTAGGATCGTCGGTCTCGTACATATACACTTTCATCGGTTCGATTCCTCCGACGTATAAAGTTTCGCAGTCATCCCACGTAATACCGTAGTTTCTGAGATCTTCCTGACTAACAATTCTGATAGGAGCGTCATATACTTGATTTCCTTTGTCGTTAATTCGTCCTTTAGGTTGTCTTTTTTGGCCATTTAGTTTCACCGTTTCGGTTATTCCGAAGGCGGTGAAACCATTCATGGCAGTACTGTCTTGTGTTCATTTCAGGCTACCCCACATTCGGAAGGTAACCAGCGGTGCATGACACTGGAGTTAAAACAGTGCTTTCCTACATTGGCTATGCACTTCACCAGACTATAGCGCGCGGTCTGATGAGCCATGCAGGTCGGCGGATTTGTGGCTCAGATTTAGTTCCTCTGAACTACTATGGGTATGTTAGAGGATTTGAGAATTTCGTGATGGACACGTCGTGTCCGTTGGTTTGATGTGGGTAAAAAGAGAAAAAGCTAGTGTTTTCAATGCGTTGTATGGGTACACTAGCTTTTTGATAAGTAAATTGATAAAGGAATAGACTGTTATCTCTTGCTCGGCAGTGGACATGCCGTGTCCGAATTTTTTTAATCTTTTTTCAGATTAACGCCATAATCTTCAAGAAAATTCAATATAACGTCGAATGGTTCGGGATACCTGTAGGTTAATGCTTCCCTGATGCATTGGTGCTCGATATTATTGAAATTAAGCTTGCATCCGAATACGTCAAACAGTTTTTGACTGATATCAGGAGGAAGATGCAAGCCAAAGCATATTCGTGCAACGGTTTCTACTTTTGGAACAGTTTCACCTTTAACAGTCCTGCTGATGGTTTTAGGATTCAGATCGATAGCATCACCTAAATCAGAGTAGTTCTTTCCTCTCCAGTTTAAGAGTAACTGAATACACTGTTCCGGATCATCTGTCATTTGTTTTCTAATCTCAGCGTTTTCTTGCAGTTGTTTCTTTCTATATGCTATTTGGTCTGCTTTAGGGGCATTCTGTAATTTGTTGTTGAATTTATATTCAAATGTTACATCACCTTCATCACGATTAAGAAAACAGACAGTTTGGTAATCTTCGTCTAGGTTATTCTTGATCCTTAAATCAAATACTAGACAGCACTCATCCATATGTGCGAGGGCATAATCAGTGAGCTCAAGCTGACCGTCTTCTGATGTTTTAACATACAGAGGTGCATTGTAGATAAAGTGGTTTTCAACAAACAGATAATCTCCGTTTTCAGTTAAACTGAGGAGCTCGGGATTTGTTAGTCTCTCATATGCGGCATCTCGAGCAGATATAGAGAATGTTTGACTCGGCCCGATAAAACCATGTTTAAAGCTGTGAGGTCTAACGTAATGGCCATCAAGGTAAGTATAAGTGCCAATAGCCTGGTGAAAACCTAATTGAACGAGTCTTATTTTTGCTGATTGTCTTGAAACCTTGAATTCTTGAGCCAGACAGTCAATAACTTCCTCCATGACCTCAAATTCATACTTAGCATGGTTCAGACGTTGAAGGTCGGCTATGTAATTTCTAGCTCTTTTTCTGAAAGGTTCGGCAGGCATTTGGATTCTAGGAGCTAATTGATTAGCCTGCCATTCCATTATCTGTAATTCTTTCTGGGTTTTCTGGTGTTCTGCTTTATCAACAGCTTCACAGGTAATACGTGAAACCTTTGAATCGAACAGTTTTTCTAGCAGAAACGCTTTTCTGTGCTTAACCCAGTGAACGCATTCGTGAATTATTGTGTTGTTTTCTGAGCCATAGTTTGATAGGAAAAATCTATAGGGGTTAACAACGATAGTTTTAGCTTTTATAAGTGTTGTTCCCTTTTCGAATAGATCGGAAACATCGGCTTCAGTATCTTCAAAATAAATCTGACCAAAAACAGAGTCATCCTTAATAACCTTTCTTTCGATGGTTAAACCCAAGTTTTCAGCTAAAACTGTAGGATCAATATGAACAGGAATTCCGTTATTTGTTTTGGATAACGCTGAGGGGTAGTATTCCTTCAGAAATTCGGTAGCAATATCCTCCAATTGGTTCGAAGAAATATACGGTACAAGAGAGTCGGACAAGCAATTTGCAGGGGCATTCTTTTTGAAATACTGCTCGACACCATCCTCGTTAATCTCCCAATCGTTGATGTTTTTTAACAAATCACCTTCACAAGGGACTCGAATCCAAAGGTTACAAGTGTCGCTCTCATCATAATGATAGTCAGCTTCCTTAATCTCTAATTCCACTTCGAGGATAACATCAAAGGCTACTTTTGTTTCGGGCAAGTCATTTACATAAACCTTCTCGATTCTAGTGTCGATAATCTCTATTTCGCCGATTTCCTGTACTTTATGTAATTTTAGGTCAAGTCCATCGCCGTGTTCTTCAATATATGCAGAGGAAACCTCACATAGTTTATCGAGGAATTTGTCGTTTAATAATTTTGTAAATGAATGACCAAAAGCCATAGGCGATTTCTCCTTATAACTTAAGTTCGTTAATGTCCATTGTTGTGCCGGATAAGTAATGACGATATGCAGTGGTTGCCGGGATATATCTCACTTCAATGTCCGTGAGATTCAAATCTCGGAACATTTTCATAGTCACTTTTCCCATGTTTTGCATTTCTTCCTTTTCAGTAGGCATCAGAAAGCAGTTTTTTACATCTGTGAATTCGTATGCTTTTATAAAATCTTTATAGGCCAATTGGTATAAATACTGTTTAGTAACAGACTCAATTCCGGGGTGATGCTCCGGTTTTTGGTTTGGCTCTAACTTTGGGGTGTAATATTTGGCATCAAAAATTAAGAATTGACTGCCGTTGATCGCTATCAGATCAGGAATAAGGGTGTCTGACGCCTCTTTTCCAGTGATGGTCCAATATGGCTTTTCGATTAAGTTAATAAGAAGATCGTTTGGATTTAACTCGATGCTTGTCTTTTTTGGTGGAAGAGTTAAATCTTTCAATTGGCATTTTAGTTTGTTATCTAAAATTTCCGCACATACTTTTTCCCACACGAGATTAAAACTGTTAGTGCCAAACATTGATACACAATCAGTTTCATTTAGATTACTGGTATTATCAATGTAGGCATAAATAGTTTTAAGAATCAGTTGTTTTCTTGTGTTAAATTGAGTATTTAGTTCTTTTTCAATACGGTAAAGGATGTATTCCTTATCGCCAAAATCGTCTAGTTCCTCATCCGTTAGATCTATTTCGGTTGTCTCAAAAAGATCTAGCAGATCTGCATTTTTCATTTCTCTTGACGCTTTTGTTAGGATACACTCGTGTAGACGTTTGAAATAGTCAGTGTCGTTATTTATTCGTTTTTTTGTCAGCAACTCCGGATAATAAGGTCTGTTATTTGAAAGATAGGTAAATGTTTCGTTAATAGTTTTATCCCACAAAATTTCGCCAGAGCCGTTGATTTCTATGATATCCTCTGTGTTACTGTATACTCCATTCTCATAGTAGTCACGAATCAGAAATAGTAACACAGCAAGCAAATTGAAAGAACTGCTCTCACTGGTATCATTGAACATTCTGATGATTTGCTCTTTTGAGTTGTACTTCTCAAGTACCTTGAGAACTAGGCAAAGTTCATCTTTGGGCTCTTGCTTTGTCAGCAGATACTTTGGGTAACATTTAAGTACATACCCGGATATGATAGTTATTCCAACGTAGGTAAATACATACAAATACTCGTTTTCTCCAACTTCAACATCTGCGACCTCAATGTCGGTATCAGTAAGATCCGACATATCTTTCTGCTGCTCGTTGGATTTGACAGCTTTTAGTACACCATATTCTTTTAATTTACGGATAATAGGAATGAGTGCATCTTCGGAACACTTAAGCTTATCGCAAAGGTTCGCAATGGTGTACCTTTTCTGTTCACGTACAAATGAAGAGAGCATTAAGATTCCTCTTCATTCGTTGAAGTGTATTCTGCAGGATCGTATTTGGTGCATTTATCCTGAATTTCCTTATTGAAAATTTCTATTCCTCTTCTATCAAATTCTTCACATATTATTGAATAACGGAGATTTTCTTTCTCGAATCCGGAAAACAAAGAGGCTCGTTTTTGCTTGGCTGCGTCTTCAAAAAGGTACATGATAATTTTATGCTTGAAAACTTCACAGAATTTTTTATTGTCACTGATAACATTATTCTTCAAGAAAAATGGGCCTAATTGTTTATCTTCATTTATACCAATTTTTGCAAGATAATCATTGATAGCAATTCTGAGACCATTCCAATAAACCTTGGTGTTGGTGCCATTTTTGAGATTGAGACAAACATATTGTCGTGCTATTTCGTCGGCTTTCTCATCTATGCCTAGGTAGGTGAAGTCCCATCTTCTCTTGAAGGCCGTATCCATTGGAAATACCCCCTGATCCGCACTATTCATGGTTGCCCATATAAACATGTTGTCGGGAATTCTGATTTTGGCGTAGTCCTTTAGATTTCCGCCAAGTTGTTCTGCAAGATACTGCTTGATATCCTCGGACGCTTGAATAGGGTATTCACTGACATTGCTTTTTCGGTCAAGCAACTGGAATACGTCACCGAAAACAGCTGCCACATTGGCACGGTTTATCTCTTCTATAATAAGTAGGAACGGGCGAGGTTCTTCATCTCCTTTGGCTACTTTCTGGGCATTTCTAAGAGCCTCGACGTACATGCGCATGAAAGGACCAGGCACGTATTTATAGGAAATTTCGGATGTTTTTGTTTCGACTGTCTTTAATTGTACATATTTCCCTAATGCTACACCATGTTTCCTAAATACTTCAGTTGAATCTGTCGCTTTAGTGCCGGCTTCAGTTCCATCTTGCATTTTACCGACAAAGTCATTTTCTCCTGTTCCTATAATTCCAAGAAGGGTGGGAATTCTTGTTGCGTCTTTAACTCCGTGGGATTTGCATGTTTCATAAATAGAGTCATATTTGGTTTGGGCGTCTTTGTTTTTATCGTTGAGGATTTCCAGCACCTCTCTAGTGTTGTCATCTACACTATGATGAGTGGAATTTTCGACCATTACAGGTTTGTAAGTTCCTACAAAATTGGCATAGGAATAGTCTGGGTGGAAAGTTACGCGTTCGTAATTATCATCCCCGACATTAAATTCATTTAATAAATCTGTCAGTTCATTGTTAATTAAGAAACTTTTACCTGTGCCAGGGGCCCCGAAGATAATTCTATTACGTGGTGAGCTGCATTTGATGTTAGTATTAAAACAGATATCTTTATTTTCTGGATTTTTATTTGTTTCATAGGGCGGTTCTATATATTCATTGTTTGTAAATTTTTCAACAGGAATATCTGATATTGTTCCAAAAGGATTATCTAAAGAATCCACGAATTTAATACACTTGTGAAAGCAGAGAACTCCTCGACGTTCTCCTTGAAATATACGTTCTAGGTCAATTCCTTTTGGCCAATTTTCAGGAATACTAACAGAATTTATAAAGCCGGCGTAATATTTCTTATATGTTGTTCTAATAATAGTTATTATTAGATTGTCTATAATTCCAGGAAATTGATCTGAAGATATGTATTCGCCATTTTCATTTGTTGATGGTTCAGGAAAACCATTCGCCGTTGACCAAGCGGGATGTTTGTACTTCATATTTTGGCGACTAATTCTGTAGTTGGCTCGGTTTTTCCTTGGCGCAAATTCAATAAAAGCAGATTCAGAGGAGTTACCTAGAACATGAGCGTTAAAGGTAAATATACTCCTATGTTCACCGTCAAGTTTGCTATCTGAAATTTCAGCATATCGTAAAAATTCAGTTAAACTATCATTGCTAATTCCTGCTGCCTCTAAGTATGTTTGACCACCACCTGATGCAGGTTTATCAATATCATATAGTTTTTTAAAGTCAGACGGGTTAATTTTTCTGTAAAAAATTCTATCTATATATTCCATAATCGCCTCACTTACGTTCTACTGAAATCAAATATTCTTTCAATTTTGGTGGAAGTTTGCTATCGTTACTTTTAAATCTGCTGTAGTCTATTTCCTGAACTTCTACTTTCCCAATTTTACCAAAACAATCTTCTAGCTGTTCTAAAGAAAAAAGACCATCTTCGCTATAGCTAACAAGAAATTTATCACAGTTTATATCTGTCATGATTTTGGAAAATGATTGCAGTCCTTTTGTTTTTGTACACAATTTAGAATGTTGATCCCACCAATCTCTTAAACCGCTTTTCCCAACTGCATCAGGGAAATCTCCTCTCGCGATAGTTTCAAGAATATGATAGTTCGCAGCATACTGTCTTTTCATGTAAGGCGGATCTATATAGCATAAATCAGCAGTAATTAACCCTGCAATATTCTCTGCGAAACCGTGCATTACAGTATGTCCGTCACTATTATCTTTATATAATTTAACTGGTTTGAGCTTAATGGCATTTATCGAATTATTTTTGAACGAGGATAAAAAATAACCATAAGTTCCTGATATATTGGCGACCTCATTAACAGCCATTATCAAAGTGTGTTTAAGTAAAGATTCCTCTTTGTTTGAGATTTGATTATTTTGTACCCATGAATTAATACATTCCCTTATAGCATCGATTTTTGCTGCATTTTCTGCCGTAAAATATTTACGAGGTGAAGTTCCATTAATCGGATTTCCTAAAGGGGAGAATTCTCTGAAGAAAAAACCATTTTTAGGCTGTAGATTATTGAGGTAATTTAGTACATTGATGTATGGGCAACAATCGTTTTCTTTATTAATTCTGTCTTCTATGCCTTTAAAACTTGGGTAATTAGCAAGTTGAAGGTTTGTAATCAAATGATGGTAGGAATAGGTCATTACGTCTGAAGCTATTACTGAATAACCTTGTTTTTTTAGTTCTAAAGCTACAGTGCCAGTCCCAGCCATTATATCTGCTACAGTTCCTCTGTCACCTATCATTTCTTTTATCTGATTTATTATAAATGGTAATAATTTTGTCTTGTTGCCAATATATCTATACACTTTAACTTACCTGTAATTTCATATTATTTATCGCACTCAAATTTGGTAGATTGTTTATTTCTTTGGAAATTATTCCTTGTTCTTCGAGATTTAGATTGTATTTTTTCATTATAAGCTTTTCTAGTTGGAGATCGGTTGCTCGGTCATAATCTTTAATAAGCTTTTTCGAACAATTAACTATTTGAGTATCAATATCGTCTCCGATGTACTGTTTTAGTGGCAAATTAAATATTATTTGTTTTGTTAAATATGGGTGCGATTTCCACTCGTTTTCCCCGTATGTCTTTAAATAATAGTAATAAACTACTCTCGAGTTTATAAGTGCGAGATAATACTCTAGTGGTACATGCTTATTTGTGATATTTTTAAGTATGTATACAGTTTGACTTGTATACATCCCTAAATAATCAATAGTAGCGTATATTCCCAATCCGGTTTTTCTAATAAGAATTTTTGGAGAATCATACAATCCAGATGTCTTATAATTTATTCCTTCAATATTTTCTCTAATATAACTGTTACCATTGGTGATATAACGCTGAATGTGTTCACCAACATAAATAGGCTTTGTTCCATTCTCTTTTTTATCTGTGATAACGTTTGATATGGTCTTGGGAGTTATTGAAATTTTTTTTCTGCAATGCAAACATATTTTATAACCTGTAGTAAGATGTTGTTTTGAATATCCTTGTGCCATATTACAACAAGGACAGTAAACGATTTTACCTGATTTGGATATTTCAACTCCTCTTCCAAACGTAAATTCTTTTTTGCATTCTATTGATTGACCTGTTATTTTTTTTAATAATTTTTCTTCATAATCTCTTGTATCAACATCGAATAGATAATCATTATTCTTTGCGAATCTACTTTGACTGACTTTGTGTACACCTTTACAGTAGAATGATAAAAGAGGATTATTTTCTTTAAGGTATACCTTTCTGTTTTCTGTGGATAGTCTAAAGCATTCGGTCATTGTGTCAGCATTTGGAATGCTTTTTTTACATACAATTACAGTCGTTGCACGATTCACTTCTTCAAATAATTTTTCTCCTAACCTGGCTATTGCTTTAATTTGAGTGTTTTTTATTAAAAATTTCCTAAGGTTTTCGTTTTGAGAGTCGAATATTGAATCAGGGATAATAAAAGCCATAATTCCGCCTTCTTTAAGAAGTTTGTATGATAGTTCAATAAATAAAACATAACTATCGTATTGTCCTTCTATCAAAGAATAGCCAGCTTTAATTAGTTCTTCTTTTTTATATATTTTCTGTGAGCTCCAAGGCGGATTTGCAATAATTGCATCCACATTACGAAATATTGTTTTCCAATAACTTTCCGCTGTACGTTTTGTATTTTTAGGGATAATAGTATCATTGTGTATAACATCAAATTCTTTTTTAGTTCTATTAATTACTTCGGAATCAACGTCTATTCCGAAGAATTTATTGTTTTTCCCCAAAATATTTTTTGCTGCTTTTAATAGTGCGCATTCCCCGCTAGAAGGATCTAGAATAATTGCATTTTCTTTAAGTTTGTTGTCTGAAAAACGATTTAATAATGAAGCAACAAAAGTAGCTAAGGAGTTTGGTGTGTAGACCACACCGTATTTTTGATTAAGCATTATTTTCTCCAGCAAATGTTACGTATATTAATTTTGTCGTTATTTGCTATATTGTTTATCCTGAGATTTTACCCACGCATCAAGTTCAGAATATTTGAATTTCCACGATTTTCCAATTTTTTTTGCAGGAATTCCCTTTCCTTTACGAATCCAATCTCTTATGGTAGCCGGTTTAACTCCAAAATATTTTGCTACATCATCGATATTTATCCAATTTTCTTCAACCGACTTTCTTTTTGTGTCTTCCGTCATTGATGCTTCCTAAGTGTTACAAGAGTGGACTGAAATACTTCTATGATATTTCAAATAGTTCAAAAATACTATTGTTTTTCTCTGTTTATGCCTGTTTATTGCTGTTTGATAGTGTTTAATCCTTCTTATAGAATCCGCATTCATACCCATCAGCTCTGAGTACCAGTCCCGGAAGCCACTCAGGTGTTCTGCCCATCTGTTCGCAGACAGCTTTAAGTGATACCTTCTCAGAGCATTCAATGATGAGTTCATCATGAACATGGCCGACGATAAAGCAATGTTTCAGTGTCTGCATGGCATATGCAAGAATGTCCCGGCTGACAGCCTGAACAATGTTTTCTACAAATTTTGGGCCGTAACTCTCGATTCTGCTCCATTTCTTGGTAGCATCAATCCCCATATAGGTGACACTCTCTCCACCGAACTGATTCATTCCGATACGGGGCTGAACGTAGGCAAGCTTTCTGCCGGAAGGTATGGTGATGAACAGCATGCCGTTTTTAACAGTGAATTCGAGACAGCCAACTTTCTCAGTGGTGTGTAACTGAATAGCGGTCTTTACTGCATTATCTATCTGCCACCAGAAAGACACTATGTTCGGATTTGAGTTTCTCCACATGTTAACCAGCGGTTGCAGTTCATTCTCGGAAAGTCCCATATCGAGTGCTCCCATGGCTTTAAGGGCTCCGACAGAGCCGCCGTAACCAAGGGCGAGTTCCGCTATTTTACCTTTCTGCCTTAAATGGTTGTTGGCTCCGTGCTTTTCTACGGGAACATGGAACATCTGACTGGCACTGGCGCAATATATATCACCGCCATTGCGGAATACATCTGTTCGCCATTGTTCGTCTGCTAGGTGACTCAGCACTCTTGCCTCAATGGCACTGAAGTCGGAAACGATAAACTTGTAACCGGGACGAGGGATGAAGGCTGTGCGGATTAACTCTGATAGAACATTCGGAACGGAATCATACAGCATATTAAGCATTTCATAGTCACCGGCTTTCACCAAATCACGTGCCTGTTCCAAATCTGACATATGGTTCTGAGGTAGATTCTGGAGTTGAACAAGGCGGCCACTGTTTCCTGTAACCCATACTTTCCCTCCTCGGCGTACCAGAAAGTAGCCAGTCTGGGTGACGGCACAATAAACCTTACCGTTAAAGTCATCTATCGTTGGTTTCACTCTGATTTCATGACTGTCGCCAGGCGTCAGCCAGATATCAACAACATAGGCATCATTCCAATTTGCATTCTTTTCATTGTGTTTTTTAATCCTCATTACAGCACAGCGGCCTGACATGTGGGCCAAAGCCTGAACAATATCAGCATTCTGCTTATTGCATGTTGAGTATTGAATGCTGTTTGGTGCTGCATAATAGCCGTCCCAATTAGGCAGTTCATCAAAGAAAATGTCAGGATTTTCATCAAGAAGCCAAAAACCGAAAGTCTTGGTTCTGAATTCTCTGAGCCATAGGGGCACTGATCTAGCATGAACCGTAATGACTGTCGTATCTTTATGTTCTCCAATAACAAATGGTATTTCTGCCTTTCTCAGAAGGTGCTTGCAACGTTCAATTTTTCTCTGTTTTTTGAAATGGTATCTGACAGAACCATCGGCTGTGTAATGCCCATCAGCCTGAGTCATTATCAGAACCCGTAGCCATGCTGGGTTTGCGCATCCACGGTGGTATCTGTAGCCGTTCATGGGAATGCTAGGACGGCATGCAGCCATTTCTTCCACTGTCATGTCAGTCCATGCAGATCCATATCTGCGTTGAACCCTCATTTTGTGATCGGGAGTAGAGCATTGGTCAATCCTTCCGTCATGGTAGGTGTACATAGGCCCCTTGTAGTCAAACGAAACCTGTTGAGCCTGTTGAAATGAAACAGCGGCAGAAGATGGATTCCAGCAAGCAATTGATCCTCCGTTCCACGCATCAAGTCTCTGCCATCCATCAGCTGTAAGAACCTCATGATCACCAGTAAGACACCAACGCCCGGAACGGTTCGCTCCGTAGAATTGAAACATTCCGTGGCAGCGGTCATCATCACACACAGCATTCTGCATTGCCTGGTATTTTTTCACGCTGCTCTTGGCAAGTTGCAACCGGAGATTAAGCACTTCTGCCATATCTGCAGGGGCGGACTTAAGCAGGGCGGCAACATCCTTTTTACCCAGCGTTTCAGTTTCAAGTCCGTTGTTTGCCAGGTAACCTTTAAGCTGCATGACGGAGTTCGGGTTATCCAGTCCGGTGAGTTTCTGCATTCTTGCCATGAGGTCTTTTTTGGTCTGTTCGTCGATGCTGATAGCCTGTTCTACGAGCTGTCTGTCAATCATGATGCCACGGTCATTTATTTCCTGATCGAGATGATACTCATCCCAGACGAAGTCCGGTACCGGGTAATTCTTCAGCCTTTTCTGAATCTGCATTTCAACTTCAACGTCACGGCGGTTGTATTTCTTGAACAGTTCCCACTTCTCCGGTGCGTGCTCCGGCTGATTCCACTTACGACCGGCAGTTCTGCTCGGCATACAGAAGTAGCGGATGAGTTCCTTTCCTTCCTTGAGTTTCTGCTCCTCAAAGCCAAGTACGGCACCAACCTTATCAAGTGAAAGGGGGAGTCCGTTATAGGCCGCCCATACCAGAGTACATTTCCACGCAGCCGGATCTAAATACTTCTGAACCGGATCTCCCTCAATGCTGTATGTGGAAAAGTGCTGTGGATAATTCCGTCTCAGCCATACTGACAAAGTGACTCTCTCGAAAGACGAGTTATATGCCCACTTGGTAACTGAATCATCTGACAGAGCTTTGATGATTTCCTCCGGTACTTTGTCCCCGCTGGCAAGATCATATACAGCAACGGGACCTCCGTTAACCGAAACCCCGAAAAGCAGAATGTCGAAATCCGGTGATTCGGCATACTTGTAAACTCCGGCCTTTGTAATGTCTATGCTACTGCGAGTTTCTAGATCCACACTGAGTGATTCTATTTTCATAATTCCAATCCTCATTAAAAAAGGGCGGCAGATAAACCGTCGCCCCTGATACATCTATTTACGGAGTAACCGTCTCACCAGCTCTACCAGATTGCCGGCAATGATGCCGAGCACGGTTCCGATAACAAATCCGAAGGCAAACTTCATAAGTGAAATTTCTTCGGGAGTCAGTCCGCATTCCATCTGTCTGTACCTCCGGATTGTCTGCCTCTGAACTTCCTGACTGCCATCGTTATGAGATGGGCAATACCTGCTCCAAGAAAGGCAAAAGAAAAGAACAGCGCGTACATCAATGCAAGTTGCAGAAAATCAATATCCATATTTTCACCTCTTGTCATAAAGGTGGCAGACCTTAGTCCACCACCAACATTTGTCAAAAATTACCGGTTAGCCTAAGAAATCATCGTCTTCATCATCAAGGTCGGCGAAGTCATCCTCGGCTCTGCTGTGACCGCCAAGAGCAGTACCGTCAGAGAGTTTCTGAAGGTTGTTCAGACCACAGGCGATGCCCTTGTTGCCGTTGGCATTGTAGGCATAGAAGTTGATGGATGCTCTGCCGATAATACCGGAGTAAAGTTCAGAGGTATCAATAATCGGCTGGCGGTCTGCGTCAACCACGCCCGGCTTGGTGGTGCTGTTGGCATTCACGAAGTAGGAGTTGGCATAGGCGGCATCGCCCTTGCGTTCCTTGTCACCGTCACGCAGCGGAGTCTTGAGAGAATCAAGATCCGGTACGAACTTGGAGCTGCCCTTGAGTTTTGACTGGCCTTCATCGTAGGCAGCCTTGATGGCGGCCTTGATCTTGTTGACGGTAACGGTGTCGGACTTAGGAATGATCAGCGAAACGCTGTACTTCGGAGTGCCGCCGCCCATAGGAACCTTAGGCTCGTTAACGTTAAGGTAAGAGAAGATGGTCTTAGGACCGGTAATTACTTTAGTAGGACTTTTTGTCATCTTAGTTTTCCTCTATAAAATCAGATTTTGCAGTGTTGAATTCAGGACGGGGATCCGTGTCTGAAACAAGCACAGGTTTACCAACGGGCTTGATAACAAGCCCACTCAACAGTTCTTCGAACTTCTTTTTGCCTAGCTGCCTGGTCATCAGAGTGATTCCCATCAGCTTTTTCTCAAACGGGTCGTACCCGGCATTCTGTACAACCTTTGCCACCTCATTTTCGTCGGTGTATTTGCGAATACTTCTCCCTTCCACAACCTTGAAGTGCGGATAGCGGACACCGGAAAGAGCCTGTTCCAAAGCGTATGCCTTGATGTCATCCGCCCAGGAAACCAGCGAGTCCACCTGTGGCAGAATTGCTGCAATTTCATCGGTATTCAGACTTGGAGCCTCAACGAAGTCATACTTCGCCAGCTCCAGACTGTATGCCGCACGGGCTCTGCAGGTAGCCTTCAGCTTGCAGAACTGACAGTGGTCACCGGCATGGAACTCACCCTTACCGGCAGATGCCAGTTCAGCCGTTGGCTTTAAAACCTCATCCGCCCATTTCAGCAGTTCCTCTGTGGATAACTCGAAGGTGTCCACATTGCCGCGTCTTGGCTGATATATGCTGAGTTTGATTTTTCTGATGTCGTAGAGACTTCCGAAGGTATCAAGAGCACCGAGGGCATAGCACTTGAGCTGACTGTTATCCACAGCGCTTACCAGCACTCCGACTCCGTACTTGAAATCGATGATGTGCAGGGTGTCATCGGCCACGATTACACAGTCACCAGTTCCGAATCCTTCCGGCACCCATCTGGAGAAATCAAGTCTCTGCTCAATGCACACCAAAGGATCAGCGCAGTGTTCTTTTGCTCCGGCTAACTGTTCCATAACAAAGGAACAGTAGCCTTCGGCTGATTCCTGCATTTCAGCGTCGTAAGTTCCCAGATTTTCCGTCGGGTCTGTTACGTCATGTCCCAGAGCTTTTTCTACAAGGTACTCACAGAGCTCATGGGCATCGGTACCCTGCTGTGCATATGGACTGGACTGATCTTCGATTTCAGCGCAGAGCAAAGCACTCGGAGGGCAGGCAAGCCAGCGGTGACTTGCTGATGCTGACAGAGTTGCATGTTTAGCCATTACCGAGTTCCTCCGCTTCTGCCACTAAGGCAGCAAATACAGATGGATCGGTGATGTCGGACAGCTGCTTAAAGCCGTGGGCTGTAAGTAATGCCTTAACCTCGGCTCTGAAACCGGAACGTGCCTTTTCAGCCAGAATTCCGCGAACTTCTTCAAAGGAGTAAACCTTTGCAGGCTTTTCCTCTGCTGCGGGAGGAGTCGGTTCAGTCTCAGGTTCTACTTCGGTCTTTTTAGAAGTGGTTTCCGTGCCTGAAAGCAGTTCAGCTATTTCAGCGGCATCAGCGCTCAGTCTGCGGAATCCGTCAATCAGAATAGAAAGGTCTTTCTTTTTCATGGGATTGTCCTTAATACGGTTAATTTCAAATTTCAGCGGGGCGGTTTTATGTGCCCTCACTACCTAATGCCCAGAACCGAACTGTTTTTACAAAAAACTTTCAGATTTTTTTTTCAGCCACGGTTTTCTGCGCTCTTACTACCTAATGCCCAGAACCGGGTGGTTTTTACAAAAAACTTTCAGATTTTTTTCAGCACGGGGTTTTCTGTGCCTTCACTACCTAATGCCCAGAACCGGACTGTTTTTACAAAAAACTTTCAGATTTTTTTTCAGCACGGGTTTTCTGCGCCCTTACTGCCTAATGCCCAAGACCAGACTGTTTTTACGATTTTTCTGCATTCATCTTTAGATAAAGGACGGTGACACCCTGGCGGGAAGAAATTTTTTTTAGGATTTTTTGTAAATACGGGGGACTTCTGGGCATTAGTAGGTAAGAGGGCGGAAAAATGCCCTCGAGACTAACGGTATTCAGGAGAAATTAAATGTACGCAATTAAAGAAAAACATGCGTGTGTCAATGGGGTCTTGTTTAAGACCTTCGAACGTAAAACGGCTTTTGGCAGAACTGACCTTCGCGTTGAAGCAGGAACCACCGGGTATAAGGGCGGTAAAAACCGCAGCAGAGGCGGCAGAGCCTACATTTCACTTGAAAGCTTTGGCGGTGATTTCTGCTTTCTTCCTGTAATTAACGAGAAGAAAAGGGTTGTCGGTTTTGAAATTGCCGTGAGTGGGGATGAGGGACTGTATGCGGTAAGCAAGGCTCTCGACTTTGCAAGGACTGCCATCAGCGAACAGTGTCTTAAGGTTAATCAATAGGAGAGTTAATGAGAGAACTTAATATAGCCTGCGCCAACAGCTGCAAGGCTTATAAATGGGCGAATCAGACCTCTGGGTACGGAGAGCTGAAAGACAGGTTCAGAAAAACCTACCGTACTTCGGAGACGGTTGCTCAGTATGCTCATATGAGCCGGGACGAAAAGACTGAAGCCAAAGATCACGGCGGTATTGTTGCCGGGGTGCTTATTGACGGTATCAGACAGATTGATAAGGTCAAAAGCCGTTCAGCCATAATGCTTGACGGTGACATGCTTGAACAGGGCTTTATTGAAGACTTTGAAAACAGGGTTCCTTATACCTCGTTTCTTTACACCACCCACGGACATACACCGAAGGCTCCCAGGGCAAGGGGCGTTATTCCTCTTACAAGGGACGTAACCCCGGAGGAGTTTCAGGCTATAGCCAGATATCTGGCGCAGCAGTTTGGTATTGAGCAGTTCGATGAGTGTTCCTTCAGAGTCAATCAGCTGATGTTTCTGCCGAGCACTCCCAGTGACGGTGAATACATCTTTAAGGAAGTGGAAAAGGAATGGCTCGATCCGGATAAGTTTCTGGCTCAGTACCCGGACTGGAAAGATCCTCTGAAACTTCCGAGATCATCAAGGGAACGAAAGCCTCATGAGAATACCGGAAAGCATGTTCAGGATCCTCTAGCCAAGATCGGCATAGTCGGGGTTTTCAATCGTGTCTATTACCCGATTAACAAGGCGATTGATACCTTTTTGGCAAACAAATATGAGGCATCCCAGAGTGATAACCGCTACCACCTGATCGGCTCAAGCAGTACCGCCGGAGCAATCATCATCGATGGTAAGTTCATTATTTCCTTCCATGCCAAGGATCCGGCATATCAGATTCTGTGCAATGCCTTTGATGCTGTGAGGCTCGGTCTTTTCAAGGATCTCGATGAAAAGGCGTCTTTCAAGGCAATGTGCGATTTTGCCATGCAGCAGGATGAGGTGAGAGTGGCTCTTGCCAATGAACGTATAGCGGAGGCAAAGAGCGACTTCGCAGATCCGGAAATTGAAGGCGACGATGAGTGGAAAAAGAAACTTAAATACAAAAGCCGCAGTACCGAGCTGGAGAACTGCACCTATAACCTCCGGCTGATCCTTACCAGGGATAAGAATCTCAAGTGTATCCGGTTCAATCAGCTTGCAGATAACCTTGAGATCGTGGGGAATGTTCCATGGAAACATCCCGGGGGATTCTGGAGAGATGTGGATGATGCACATCTGGTGTGCTACCTGGAGGATTACTACGGCTGTTTTTCCGACAGAAACCTCAACATTGCCGTAACCAAAGTGGCGGATGACAGAGGCTATCATCCCATCAAGCTGCGGTTTGAAAGTCTGAAACCGTGGGACGGAGTCAAGCGCGTTGAAACACTGCTGATTGACTACCTGGGAGCGGAAGACAACGAATACACCCGGACGGTTACCCGCATCCATCTGTGTGCCGGGTACAAAAGAATCTACGTTCCCGGGATTAAGTACGATCAGATCTTAATCCTCAACGGTCCGCAGGGCATAGGCAAGTCAACCATCATTCTTATTCTGAGCATGGGGTTTTATTCCGACTGCCTGACTATATTCGACATGAACGACAAGACCGCAGCCGAGAAACTGCAGGGGGTGTGGTTCCATGAAATAAGCGAACTTGCGGGCATGAAAAAGGCCGATATCGACAAGGTTAAGGCCTTTATCTCCAGACGTGACGATCAGTACCGCGCTGCATTTGCCAAACGTGCTGTGACGCATCCGAGACAGTGTCTTTTCTTCGGTACCACCAACAGTGAAACCGGCTACCTAAGAGACATTACGGGCAACCGCAGATTCTGGAACGTGAAGGTTACAGGCAGGGGCAGATACAAGCCATGGGATTTAACCCCGGAGATAGTCGAGCAGATCTGGGCGGAGGTGAAGGTGATGTGCGAGAACGGACAGGAGCTTTATCTGCCGCATCATCTTGAGTCCTTTGCGGAGGAGGAACAGAGACTTGCCATGGAGCAGGATGATCGTGAAGGTCTGCTGCAGGAGTACCTTGATACCCCTCTGCCTGCCAACTGGAACAGTCTGGATATCCACGAACGGAGGGGATACATCCTTGATCTTTCCGATCCTACCCGTCCGAGAGGTACGGTTCAGCGCACCGAGGTGTCAAACCTTGAAATCTGGTGCGAGTGTTTCGGCAAACGCCCCGAGGATATTCAGGCTAAAGACAGTTACAACATCGCAGCCATGATGAAACGGCTGGACGGGTGGGAGCGCACCAATGACAGAAGACCTCTGCCTTTCTACGGCAGACAGAGGGTTTATGTCAGGACAGGTCAGAAACAGCCTGTCCCGCTTCCCGAAAAATGTCCTAAGGCTAAAGGTTAAAAAGTAATCATTATGGGACGGACGGACAAGATCTTCTATATAGAGCAAAAAGGCTTTAAATAGAGTTCTAAGAGGCAAAAATACACGTATACGTATTAATAGGAAAAAATGGCTCTGTCCGTCCTTCCTGTCCACTGAAGGAATTAGAAATGCAGAAAAGAAAAATTGAAGATTTTATGAGATGCGGTGCAAAGATGCGGGTACTTAAGTCTCTTTTTGTGGGGACTATGGTCGATGCCTATCCGCTGTTATCCCCGAACGACAGAGCAAAGATGAGGTCGATGGAGGGCAAACTGCGTGAGATCTGTTCACGCCTTGAAGGTTGCATGTTTAGGAACGTTCCCGGTCTTTCAGACGATTATCTTGATGTGTTTTACGGTGCCCCGGATATCAGTAATAGAAGTCCTGTAGATGCGAAGGTGGTTGAGATGGCAAAGGAGATGGTTGATGAGATGTTCGGAAAAGCAGATTGAACGGCAACTCACGCTGATGGCAAAAAGCCGGGGTGGGATTGCACCGAAGTTCGTGTCTCCATCCTTTGCCGGAATGCCTGACAGGCTGATCCTGATGCCGGGCGGAATGATGGCCTTTGCAGAGCTTAAAGCTCCGGGAATGAAACCGAGAGCATTGCAGGTGGCACGGCACAGAATGCTGAGAGAACTTGGATTTAGGGTGTATGTGATTGACGGAATTGAACAGATAGGAGGAATGCTTGATGAACTTGCCGGATAGAACCTGTCTTCACGATTATCAGAAGTTCAGCGTGAACTTTATCGAGGAGCATCCGTGTGCAGCCATTCTCTTAGACTGCGGCATGGGCAAGAGCGTTATTTCCCTCACTGCAATTGCTGATCTTCTGTTTGACTCTTTTGAGGTTCACAGGATTCTGATAATTGCTCCCTTAAGAGTAGCACGGGACAGTTGGCCATTGGAGCTTTCCAAATGGGAGCACCTCAGGCATCTCACTTTTTCGGTTGCTGTGGGCACGCTGGCAGAACGCAAAGCGGCTCTTGCCAGAAATGCCGACATTACCATCATCAACCGTGAGAACGTGGAATGGCTGGTTGAGAACCACGACTTTGACTACGATATGGTGGTTATTGACGAGCTGTCATCCTTCAAGAACCATACTGCCAAGCGTTTCAAGGCTCTGCAGAAAGTACGTCCCAGGGTTAAGCGCATTGTAGGTCTTACGGGTACACCCTCATCAAACGGTCTGATGGATCTGTGGTCTGAGTTTAGATTGCTGGATATGGGAGAACGTCTGGGAAGATTTATAAGTCATTACCGTGATGCCTTCTTTCTGCCAGATAAGCGAAACGGTCAGCAGGTGTTTTCCTATAAGCCGAGGCCTTATGCCGAGGAGGAAATCTACCGACGCATCTCGGATATTACTATCTCCATGAAGTGTACCGACCATCTGAAAATGCCTGAACTGATTACATCTCAGTATGAAGTGATGTTATCCCAGGATGAGCGTAAGCAGTACGAAAGTCTTAAGACTGAGCTGGTGCTGACTGTATCTGACGGGGAGATTACCGCAGCTAATGCTGCAGCATTAACCAATAAGCTGAGTCAGCTTGCCAACGGTGCAATCTACGATGATGAGAAAAACATCATCGAGATCCACAGCAGAAAGCTTGATGCCCTTGAGGACATCATCGAATCAGCCAACGGCAATCCCATCCTGGTGGCTTACTGGTTTAAGCACGACCTTGAGAGGATCAGAAAGAGGTTTGATGTCAGGGAGATTAAGACCTCGAAAGACATCACCGATTGGAATGCCGGAAAGATCCCGGTGGCTTTAATTCACCCGGCATCAGCAGGTCACGGTTTGAACCTTCAGTCCGGCGGTTCGACTCTGGTATGGTTCGGTCTTACCTGGTCGCTGGAACTCTATCAGCAGACCAATGCCAGACTGTGGCGACAGGGACAGACTGCCGGAACTGTGGTGATCCAGCACATCATTGCCAAAGGAACCATTGATGAACGGGTGCTGAAAGCATTGTCGAAAAAGGAATTAACTCAGAACGCACTGATTGATGCGGTTAAGGCGGAGGTGTAAATGAACGCAAAGGAATTTTTATCAAGAGGCATCAACCTGGAACGCAGGGTTGAAACCATCACGGATCAGATTGAGCACTACAAGAGTATCGTGAACAAGTGTACCGTAACCTATTCGGACTCCCCGAAGAGCACGACTTCGAGCTACCGTCTTGAGGACTGTACCCAGAAGATTATGGATCTGCAGTCAGAACTCTGTGAGGCAGTGGCTGATCTTGTTGACGTTACCTGCGACATTGCCAGAGCCATTAGCAAGGTTGGGAACTACGACTATGAAGATCTGCTGGTGAAACGATACGTTCTTGGTGAACCGTGGGAGAAAATCGCAGAGGAAATGAACTACTCTGAACAGCACATTCACCGCCTTCACGGCGAAGCGCTGAAAAAAATTTCAGACGTGAGAGTAAATGTGATGGAATGAGAGTTTACTCTTAGGTTATTATTACAATCGGAAGTAATGAAATAAAACTATCAAGGCTCTGAGGGTATTTCCTTGGAGCTTTTTCATTTGAGGCTCTGCCACCATTTTGGTTGCAGGGCTTTTTTATTGGAAAAATGAAATGCCAAAAAGACCGAAACGACCGTGTTCCTTCCCGGGATGCCCGAAGCTTACTGACGGAAGGTTCTGTGAGGAGCATGCCAAAGCAGAAGCGAGACGCTACGAGAAGTATCAGCGAGATCCGGAGGCAAGAAAACGCTACGGCAAGGCATGGACAGTCATTCGAAAAGCCTACGCTGCCGAGCATCCTTTCTGCGAGGTCTGCCTTTCGGAAGGAAGATATACACCAACCGAAGCAGTTCACCACATAAAACCACTCTCTCAGGGCGGAACTCACGACATCAGCAACCTAAAAGCTGTATGTAAAGCCTGTCATGCCAGAATTCACGGCGAAATCGGCGACAGATGGAGCAGAAAAGTAAAGGATTACGCTTCCCAAAAGTGATGAATATCGCGCTTTAGGCCCCCAGGGGCGGTCAAAATCGATGAAATTTTCATCAAAAAGCTTCGGGCCCCTCCCTCTACGTAGAAAAACGCCGGTTCAAACGGGGTATTAACCCTGGTCCCCAAACAAGGAGAAAAAATAATGGCCAAGGACGGTACCAACCGTGGCGGCAGACGAGTCCGTGCCGGAGATAAACCTCTGTCCGCTGTAGAAAAAATTCAGAAAGGTCAGTCGGTAAGAATCATGGATAACGACTTACCGACACTTACACCATCAGAGCTTGATTCAGTTGATTTGCCGGAAGGCGCTGTGCTCGAAGGTCTCGATATGCCGAAACCCAGCGAATATCTGTCAGCCCGGCAGAAAAACGGAGAGCCGCTCGGCGCTGATGAGATTTTTAAAGAGACATGGCTGTGGCTCAAGGAGCGTGGCTGTGAGCGACTGGTTAACCCAAGACTCATTGAAGCTTATGCTCAGGCATTTGCCAGATACATTCAGTGCGAGGAGGCCACCAGCTCCTACGGACTTTTAGGCAAGCATCCGACTACAGGTGGAGTGATCACCTCACCGTTCGTTGCCATGTCTCAGCAGTACCAGAAAAGCGCAAATCTGCTCTGGTATGAAATTTACGACGTTGTTAAGCAGAACTGCACCTCAGATTATGAGGGCGGCAATCCTAACGACATGATGGAGCAGTTGCTCCGCAGAAAAGGATAACCATATGATTGAAAAAGTAAATCCGAGTCATCCGGACAAGATTGCCGATCGCATTGCCGGAGCAATAGTTGATATGGCATACGCCCAGGAACTCAATCCAAGAATTGCTACCGAGGTGCTTATCGGTTACGGCAAATGCCATGTGATCATCGAAACAGACACCGAACTTTCCACTGACAAAATCAAAGCAGCCATTCACCGCATAGCTGGTGATGACATCGAGCCTGACATCGTAATCGTTCCGCAGGACAGACATCTTGCTGAAAATCAGAAAGGAAAGTTCCGCTGCGGTGATAACGGCATCTTCCGAGGAAAGCCTCTGCTGGTTGAACATGCGATGCTCTCAAGCATTGCCCGTGAGCTTTATGAGAAATACCCCTCAGACGGCAAGTACATCATGGATGATGAACGCCTCATTATCTGCCAGAGCAACGCAAAAGCCTCTGACATCAGAGTTCTGTATCCGTATGCTGAAATCAATCCTCTTGGAGACTGGACTGGCGGCACTGATGCAGATACAGGAGCAACCAACCGGAAACTCGGCAGCGACATGGCTGATTCGGTTACCGGTGGCGGTCTTCACGGCAAGGATTTGTCAAAGGCGGATGTAACTCTGAACATCTACACTTTTCTGAAGGCGCAGAAAACCGGTGAAACTGTAGAACTCTGCTGCGCCATCGGTGAGGAGACCATTGACGGTAAGCCTTATGCCGAACTTGTAAAAGAGGCAAAGGAATACATCGACTCGGTGGGCGGTTTCGAGAAGTTTGCTGAATGGGGACTTTTCTGATGACCGAGGTAAGAAACACAGCCACCGAAATGAAACAGGTGGAGATTTCAAAACTTGTTCCTTATGTGAACAATGCCCGTACGCACTCACCGGAGCAGATTACGAAACTCCGCTCATCTCTGCGTGAGTTCGGATTCGTTAATCCGGTGATCATCGACCGTGAGTTTAATGTGCTCTGCGGTCACGGCAGATTAGCTGCAGCCAAAGAGGAGGGGATCACCGAGGTTCCATGTGTGTTTGCTGATAACCTCACCGAGGCTCAGAAGAAGGCTTATATTCTGGCAGACAACCGCATGGCACTTGATGCCGGATGGGACGAGGAACTTCTCCGTATTGAACTCGAAGAACTGCAGAACATGGACTTCGACATGTCGCTGACAGGCTTCAGCGCCGATGAGCTGGCTGACTTTTTCGGAAATGACGATGAGGCTAAGGAGGATGACTTCGATGTCGAGGCTGAACTTCAGAAACCATGCTTCTCCAAGACTGGGGATGTGTGGCATCTCGGCAGGCACACCGTGATCTGCGGTGATTCCACTCTGCCGGAAACCTATCAGACTCTGCTTGGTGACGTGAAGGTCAACCTTGTCTGCACTGATGCTCCGTATTTCGTGGATTTGCAGAATGCCTCCGGGAAAATCAGAAACGACAACCTTGATGACAAGTCAGCCTATGAGTTTCTGATGAAGGTCTTTGCCAACTTTAAAAACAGCATGGCGAAGGATGCATCGTTTTATGAGTTTTACGCCACCTCAAAGTCACGCATTTTCTACGATGCCTTTGAGGATGCAGGGTTTAAGGTGGGAGCAGGACTCATCTGGAAGAAACCGAGATTTCCGCTCTCCCGTACAGACTGGAAGTACAACATGGAACCCATCATCTACGGTTGGCGAAAAGACGGAACTCATAAGTGGTACGGCGACCAGAAGCAGACCGTGGTGTTTGAGTTTGACGGCATTAGAAATTCAAAGGAGGACGGCTTCGGGCATCCGAGCAGTAAGCCTGTTCCGCTGATTGCCTATCTCGTTAAGTTATCAACCCAGACCAACGGCATTGTTCTTGACGGATTCCTCGGCTCTGCCTCAACGATGATGGCATGCGAGCAGACCGACAGAACCTGTTACGGCGTGGAGATTGAGCCGAAGTTCGTGGACGTGGCGGTGAAAAGATTCATCGAATTCAAAGGCGGCAACGCTGATGACGTGTATGTTATCAGCGACGGTCAGAGACTGAGTTACTCCGACGTGGAAATCAGAGAGGAGCAGACAGATGAGCAATCCGCATAATGCTGTATCCGGTCTGACGCTCGGCAGTCTGTTTGACGGCTCCGGTGGCTTTCCTCTTGCGGGACTCCTTTCCGGCATAGTGCCAATCTGGGCGAGCGAAGTGGAATGCTTTCCGATAAGGGTAACCACTAGAAACCTTCCATGGGTAAAGCACTATGGCAACATCTGCGAAATGGACGGCGGTAAGGTTGAACCTGTGGACATCATAACTTTCGGAAGTCCATGCCAGGACATGAGTATTGCGGGAAAGCGTGAAGGTCTGAGCGGTAACCGTTCGGGTCTTTTTTATGAGGCAATCAGAATAATCAGAGAAATGAGGAGTGCCACCAATGGCGAATATCCGAAATACATCGTGTGGGAGAACGTTCCCGGGGCTCTCAGCTCCAACGGCGGTGAAGACTTCCGCTGTGTGCTCGAAAGCATCTGCGGTATTGCTGACGAAACCGTATCTGTCCCTTCAGTTAAGAAATGGCTCAACGCAGGAGAAATCCTGGGTGACGGTTATTCAGTCGCCTGGCGAATCCTCAATGCGGAACACTTCGGAGTTCCACAGCGCAGAAAGCGCATCTACCTTGTCGCAGATTTTACAGACGGGTGTGCCGGCAAAATACTATTTGAGTCAGAAGGCATGCCTTGGGATCCTCCAGAGAGCTTCAGCACGGGGCAAGGTTCTGCCCGAGGTGCTGGAGAAGGCTCTGAGGCGGCAGGCACAGTGTGTCTGAACGATCAGGGAGGTGAACGCATGGACGTGACGCATGAACGCACAGCCACTCTCCGTGCTGAAAGCCATCATCCGCCTCTCGTTTTTGAGAACCACTCCCAGGACTGCAGATATACAGGTCCCCTTGATGTGGCTCAGACGGTGCTTTCCACCTACGGTACGGGAGGAAACAATCAGCCCTTTGTGGTGGAGGATAAACCATGAAACCTAAAGTATTCGGCATCTGCTCCAAAGACAGCAATGCCATGAAATCGGATAACCCCAACAGCGGTTTTTACGAAGCACAGACATCCCGCACCATCGACACCTCCAATCAGTCTCCCTGCAAAAATCAAGGCGGTATGGTGGTAATCGAGGGCAATGGCACAAGACCGTCTCACCATGGTGATGGATGGAAGGAATCCGAAACCATGTGCACGCTGAATACCTCCGAGCGGCATGCCGTGGCATTTTCAGAGGTACACAGTTCCATGTCGGCTAACGACGGTCCCAAAGGTCCGTCAAGCCAGATGCTCTCGAACCCGGAGAAGAATTTTGTGGCAGAGCCTGCCTACGGTCTTGATCGTGCATCCTTCAATCAGGGCAGAAACGCAAAGTACGATTTCTCGGTTACGGAGGAGTCAGAACCTACCATGACGGCAAGAGGACCCAATGCGGTAGCACATCCAGTCTATACAACCAGCAAGGCATCCTACCATACGGAGGCGGCAAAGGATGTGGCAAACACACTGGTGGCAAGCGACTTCAAAGATCCGCCGACCATTACTGAAGAGCCGTATTACATAGTACGCAGACTCACCCCGACAGAATGCGCAAGGCTGCAGGGATTCCCGTACTGGTGGTGCTCGAATCTAGGAACGGCGAATCCGTCTGAACATGACATGGAGTTCTGGCGCGGTGTATTTGAAACTCACCGTAATGTGGTAAGCGGAGCATCGAAACCGAAGTCTGATACCCAGATAAGGAAATGGCTCGCAGACCCTCACAGCGATTCTGCGGAATACAAGATGTGGGGCAATGGTATCGCCTTGCCATGTGCCATTTACGTCCTTTCAGGCATCGTTCAGTATGCGAAAAAACATTAGTTGATGGTAATCAAATAACACTAAATATAGTGGAAATATCAGCACAAATTGAGTTGATATAGTGTTTTGACAGAGCAAATATGTAGTCACCGTTAAACAACAAGGACATAAACATGGAAATTAAATTTGATGTCAAAGGCGCAAGCCGCAAGGATCTGGTTAAGGTGATTGCAGACACTCTGGGTGTTAAAGCTGAATACCAGGGCATGCCTTCAGTAGCATTTGTGATTGGCGATTTTACGGTAACGAAGGACGGCACTCTGGTATTTGCCGATGAGGTTAACGCCGATGATGTTCTGAAAGCTCTCGCAGCCAACGCCTTTTATCCGGTGGATGAAGACAAGGCTGATGAGAAGAAGGAAGCCGAACCTGAAGAGCCGACTGGACTTACCATCGAAATTCCTGCTGACAAGGTGAATGTGGATAACCTTCAGAAGCTCCTTGATGCCAAGGGATGGCTCTTCCGCAAGGCTCTCGGTGTTGAGTCCCTTGCCTTTGAGGTAACTGAAGATAAGGTTTCCTTCCCGTGGTTCAGCCACACCGACACGGATTTGACCACCGCCTACACGCAGTTCATTTCAGCCCTCTGCAGGATGAGCGTTGAGCAGAAACGCATCACCGCAAGGGAAAAGGCTGTAGCCAACGAGAAGTACGCCTTCAGATGTTTCCTGCTCCGCCTCGGCTTCATCGGTGATGAGTACAAGCAGAGCCGCAAACTTCTGCTCGCCAACCTTGACGGCAGTTCAGCATTCAAAACTGTCAAGAATGCCGGAACGGATGATCAGAATTTACCGGAAACGGAGAGTCACGATTCTACAGGAACGGAGTGTCAGGAATCAGCGGAGGCTGCCAATGAACAGATTTCCGAGTAAGGAGATTGTGGAGCGTCTCCGCAGAACCTATTCCAAGGGCACTGTGGTTGAACTGGTACGGATGAATGATCTTCATGCTCCTCCTGCTGGAACACTCGGAATCGTTATGAGCGTTGACGATATCGGCACAATCCACGTCCGGTGGAATAACGGCTCGGGACTCGGTATCGCCTACGGTGAAGATGAATGTAAAATCGTTCAAAATAGCAAGTAAAATCAAAGATTTATATATCGAATAAATATCGAAATATAAGCGATTATTAAGTTGATATAGTGTGCCTTCAGAGTGAATATACACACAACGAAACGAAAACAAGAGTTACACAAAAATGAACGAAAAGACAATGAACCAGATTGCAAGCATGAAGAACCAGACTATCGGAGTTGAGGTTGAGATGAACTGCATCACCCGCAGGGATGCAGCCAGAGTTGCTGCCGAGTTTTTCGGAACCGGAAGATTCGAAGACACCGCCTACCGCAACGGCTACTTCGCATGGTCAGCATGGGATCAGCAGGGACGCGAATGGAAGTTCATGAGGGACGTGAGCATCAGCGGCGACGATGCCCACAAGTGCGAAATGGTAACCCCAATCCTTACCTACAGCGACCTTGAAACCCTGCAGGAACTCTGCAGAAGACTGCGCAAGGCCGGAGCAAAGAGCGACGCCACCCGCGGATGCGGAATTCATATCCACCTCGGCAAAGGTGACCACACCGCCAGAACCCTCCGCAACCTTGCCAATATCATGGCAAGCCACGAGAGCCTTTTAGCGGAATCCCTGAAACTTGATCAGCACCGCATGGCAAGATACTGCAGAACGGTTGATCCGAGATTCCTCAAGGAACTCAACAAGAAAAAACCACAAACCATGGAGGAACTTGAAGACATCTGGTACGTCAGCCAGAACGAGAACTACGGTAGAGATCAGCATTACAACAGCTCAAGATACCGGATGCTGAATTACCACGCCACCTTCACCAAGAAGACCATCGAGTTCAGACTTTTCCAGTTTGACGCACCGGCAGCCGGCAAGCAGAACGGCATCCACGCCGGACGCCTCAAGGCTTTCATTCAGCTCTGCCTTGCCTTAAGTGAGATGGCCAAGGAGGTAAGAACAGCAAGCCCAAAGCCACAGCAACACGAGAATCCGAAGTTCGCAATGAGAACTTGGCTTTTAAGACTCGGCTTCATCGGCGAGGAGTTCGCAACAGCGCGTAAGGTGCTGACCGAGAACCTGAGCGGTGACACCGCCTTCAGATTCGGCAGAGCCTGAAGAACCACGAGGACTTAGCTTCCTCCTGCTGACCCCTTAAGTGGGGCTTCGGCAGTAGAAGGGTAAGCCTTCGATCGAACAGGAAGGAATTGATTATGGCAAAGAGATATTACATCGCCTACGGCAGTAACCTGAACATCGAGCAGATGAAGTTCAGATGCCCGACGGCAAAGGTGGTCGGCATTTCAGAAATTCCTGATTACCGACTGTTGTTCAAAGGGAGTCAGACCGGTGCGTACCTCACCATTGAGCCTTACAAAGGAGCAAGTGTTCCGGTGGCAGTATGGGAGGTGAAGGAGGATGACGAGCTTTCCCTTGACCGCTATGAAGGCTATCCAAGGTTTTACTACAAGGCAGAGATGACACTTCCGGTGATCAGCATCGACGGGAGCAGAGTGAAGCACCTTCCGGTGTTTGTTTACATCATGCATGAAGACAGACCAATGGGAATACCGATGCAGTATTACGTCGATACCTGCCTTGAGGGCTACCGGGCCTTCAGCTTTGATGAGGAAAAATTATCGGATGCAATTAAACTGAGTCTAGAGGAATGCCGCCATGCAAAATAACGAATCACGCACCTGCCCAATCTGCGGTAAAACCTATCACGAATATCCGTCCCTTTCCCGGATTGACGATAAAACGGAAATCTGCCCTGACTGCGGCACCAGACAGGCACTTGAGGCGGTGGGAATTCCGGTTGAAAAACAGGAGAAAATCCTCGAAATCATCCATCAGAAAACCGGTGAAATCGAACCGCGAAAATAGCTGTAAATAGTTGAAATATAAAGGTTTATTGACTTGCTATAGTGTACCTTCAGAGCGAATATGAACACAACAAAACGAACAGCGAAGGTACATTTTTTAAGGAGTCAGACATGAACATTTTTGAAGAGACTTACAACAGGGTTCAGCTTGCAAAGAAGGCATTTAATGCCGCCACCACCGAGGCTGAGAAAGCTGAGGCAAGAGCCCTTTACAAGGCTGCAGGAGCAGAGGTTACCGCCCTTGGCGAGATTGCCTGCCGCATTTACCGCGAGTACGAAAACTCAAAGGACAGCGGCAACGAGCACCTCGACATCAGCGAAGTGGTATGGGACAAGGATGTGGAAAGCCTCATCACTTGCCTTAGAGAGAACGGCATCGAACATTTCACCTTTTCATCAACATGGAGCAGCGCGGTTGAAACCGCATGGCTTTTTCAGCAGAACGGATGCACACTTGAAGGTCTGATTGAAATCAACAGCCATTTCACCAAGTGGGACAGCGATGAGCACGAGAAAGCCCACGGCTACCTTTTCAGAGTGTAGGATGACGGTAAATTAAAAATTCAGGGAGGTCTGACTGCCTCCTTTTTTCTTCTCATTTAACTCGATTTGAGACGAAATCAACAATGAATGAGAAGAATAAAATAGTACAGAAATATGCACTTATTAACTTGCTATACCTTCGGTACAGAGCGAATATACAGTCATCGAGAACAACAACGGAGGCTTAAAAATGAGCAGATTAACAGAAAGAGCAAAGACCTACAGATTACCGAATCCTTCCACTCCGGAGGATCTGGAATGCCGCTGGAGCAAGACCTTAAAGTTTGGTGACAAGGTGCTTCTTGCAGGACATTACTACAACGGCAGAGGAAAGCCATGCTACTTCGGTGCGGTTTACGAGTTCCTCACCGATGATACCGGATGTGAAGGTGAAATCGGGATCCGTGAGGTAAGTGGTGTGGATTTTGAAGATGAAGGCCATGCCATTGAATGGGCGATGAAGAACGCCAACTGATACGGAGCTTAACGGCTCCTTTTTTATACCCTGAAAGATCGCTGCGGCGGTCTTTTTTTTATGCCTTAAAGGAGGTGAGGATGAATGGCAATGCGAAAACTTAAAAAGTACAAACCGACACGATTCATGGCCGACGGTTCGAAATACGATAAGGCGGCTGCCGATTATGCGGTGAACTTTATCGAATGCCTCTGCCACACCAAAGGAACCTGGGCGGGAAAGAAATTTGAACTTATCGACTGGCAGGAGCAGATCATCCGTGACCTTTTTGGAACCTTAAAGCCGAACGGCTACAGGCAGTTCAATACTGCCTATGTTGAAATACCCAAGAAGATGGGCAAGAGTGAGCTGGCTGCCGCCGTAGCACTTCTTCTTACCTGCGGTGATGGCGAAGAGCGAGCCGAGGTTTACGGCTGTGCCGCAGACCGTCAGCAGGCAACCATCGTATTTGATGTGGCTGCCGATATGGTGAGGATGTGTCCGGCTCTGAACAAAAGAGTGAAGATCTTGGCCTCGCAGAAACGCATCATCTACACCCCGACCAACAGTTTTTATCAGGTGCTTTCCGCTGAGGCCTACTCAAAGCACGGCTTTAACATTCACGGAGTGGTCTTTGATGAACTGCATACACAGCCCGACAGAAAACTTTTTGACGTTATGACCAAAGGCTCCGGCGATGCCAGAACCCAGCCGCTGTATTTCCTCATCACTACTGCCGGGACAGATACGAATTCCATCTGCTACGAAACTCATCAGAAGGCCAAAGACATCCTCGAAGGCAGGAAGATCGATCCTACTTTTTACCCGGTGATTTACGGGGCTGCCGAGGATGATGACTGGACAGATCCGGAAGTCTGGAAAAAAGCTAATCCATCTCTGGGAATTACCGTCGGTATCGACAAAGTACAGGCCGCCTGCGAATCAGCAAGACAGAATCCGGGTGAAGAGAACGCCTTCCGTCAATTGAGATTGAACCAATGGGTAAAACAGTCAATCCGCTGGATGCCGCTTGAGAAATGGGATGGCTGCTCTTTTGCGGTTAATCCTGATGAGCTTGAAGGCCGTGTATGTTACGGCGGTCTGGACCTGTCCAGCACCACCGATATCACCGCTTTCGTGCTGGTGTTCCCGCCGAATGATGCGGATGACAAGTATTACATCATGCCGTTCTTCTGGATCCCCGAGGACACCGTGGAGCTTCGTGTTCGTCGTGATCACGTGCCTTACGACGTATGGCATAAACAGGGATTTCTGGAAACTACTGAGGGCAACGTGGTGCATTACGGATACATCGAGAAATTCATCGAGAACCTGGGTACCCGTTACAACATCCGTGAAATCGCCTTTGACCGCTGGGGAGCCGTGCAGATGGTGCAGAACCTTGAGGGCATGGGATTTACCGTAGTTCCTTTCGGTCAGGGCTTTAAGGATATGTCGCCGCCTACCAAGGAGCTCATGAAACTCACCCTGGAGCAGAAGCTTGCCCACGGCGGTCATCCGGTACTCAGATGGATGATGGACAACATTTACATCAGAACCGACCCTGCAGGAAACATCAAAGCTGACAAGGAAAAATCCACCGAGAAGATTGACGGTGCAATTGCCACCATCATGGGGCTCGACAGAGCTATTCGATGCGGCAATGACAACACCTCGTCTGTTTACGATGAACGCGGGATTTTATTTATCTAGGAGCATACATGAATTTTCTTAAACGCCTTTTTACCAGGAAGGCAACCAACAGTCTCAACGGCTCCGGCTACAGATTCATGATGGGAGGAAGCACCTCCGGCAAACACGTCAATGAACGTTCAGCCATGCAGATGACCGCAGTGTATGCCTGCGTGCGTATTCTGTCAGAGTCCATCGCCAGTCTGCCGGTGCACCTTTATCAGAATGAAACCGAGGGGAGCAAGGTTCGTGCAGTAAAACATCCCATCTACCGCATTCTCCATGATGAGCCGAATCCCGAAATGACCTCATTCGTATTCCGGGAAACTCTGATGACACATCTGCTGCTCTGGGGCAATGCCTATGCGCAGATTATCAGAAACGGCAAAGGTGAGGTTATCGGCCTTTATCCCTTAATGCCAAACCGCATGACGGTGGACCGAGATGCTTTCGGAAAAATCTGCTATCGCTACCAGATTCAGGATTCCGATGCCCACACAGGAAAGACCGGCAATGTAACTCTAAAGCCTTCTGATGTGCTGCACATTCCGGGACTCGGCTTTGACGGACTTGTCGGATACTCCCCCATTGCCATGGCTAAAAATGCCATCGGACTTTCCATTGCCACTGAGGAGTACGGCGCACGGTTCTTTGCCAACGGTGCAACACCGGGAGGCATTCTGGAGTTTCCGGGAACAGTGAAAAATCCTGAATCCATCCGCGAAAGCTGGAATAAAGGCTTCTCAGGAAACAACGCCCACAAGGTAGCCATCCTTGAGGAAGGCATGAAATACACACCGATTTCCATTTCACCGGAGCAGGCCCAGTTCCTTGAGACCAGAAAGTTTCAGATTGATGAGATTGCAAGGATCTTCCGCGTGCCACCTCACATGGTTGGTGATTTGGAGAAATCGAGCTTCTCAAACATCGAACAGCAGTCTCTTGAGTTCGTGAAATACACCCTGGAGCCCTGGATTATCCGCTGGGAGCAGTCCCTTAACCGTGCGCTCTTGTCTGAAACCGAAAAGCCGGACTATTTCGTGAATTTCAATGTGGACGGACTTCTTCGAGGTGATTACCAGAGCCGCATGAACGGTTATGCCATTGCACGGCAGAACGGCTGGATGTCAGCCAATGATATCAGAAGTTTAGAGCAGCTTGATCTCATCCCGGATGAACTTGGCGGGAATCTGTATCTCATCAACGGAAACATGACCAAACTGCAGGACGCAGGAATTTTTGCAAACAAGGAGAAAAACAATGAAGAAGTTCTGGAAGTGGAAGAACCAGACGGAACCGGTGGATCCGGCAAAGACGGAAACGGATCAAAGCCTGAACTTGCCGAACCCCGAAAGAACCCTGTACCTCAACGGCACCATCGCTAGTGAGAGCTGGTTTGACGATGACGTTACACCACAGTTATTTAAGGATGAACTGAACTCAGGCGATGGTGACATCACCGTATGGATCAATTCACCCGGGGGTGACTGTGTGGCTGCCGCTCAGATCTACAACATGCTCATCGACTACAAGGGAAACGTCACCGTGAAGATTGACGGCATTGCCGCCTCTGCGGCATCGGTGATCGCCATGGCAGGAACAAAGGTGCTGATGAGTCCGGTCTCTATGCTGATGATCCACAATCCGATGACCATGGCATTCGGCAATACGGCAGAAATGCAGAAAGCCATAGACATGCTGGGCGAAGTTAAGGAATCCATCATCAATGCCTATGAGATTAAAACAAATCTCAGCAGGGGAAAGATTTCCCGTCTCATGGATGCTGAAACGTGGATGAATGCCAATATGGCTGTCGAACTCGGGTTCGCTGACGGCATTCTGCAGCGTGATGTGTCTGCGGAAAACAGCATCTTGGCACCGTCAGCCATGGAGTACTCCCGAGCCGAGGTAACAAATTCGCTCATGGAAAAGCTGTCTGCCCGATGCCGCATTGAGGCAAAACCAACTGAAACCAAAACCAATGAACGCTCCGTGGATGATTTGATGGAGCGTCTTAACCTTATCAAAAACTAGGAGAATTTATGACTACTGTAAATGAACTTCGTGAAAAGCGAGCAACCGCATGGAATGCCGCCAAGGCCTTTCTTGAATCCCGTCGTACCGACAAGGGAACTCTTACCGCCGAGGACGATGCCACCTACACCCGCATGGAGCAGGACATCACTGACTTAAGCAAGGAAATCGCCAGACTTGAACGCCAGGAGGCAATTGATGCCGAACTTTCCCGTCCCGTTAATCAGCCCCTTACATCCAAGCCTGCCTCTGTATCTCCTGCTGCTGACTCTGTGGTAAAGCGCGGCCGTGCCTCTGATGAATACAAGGCAGGAATGCTTAAGGCTTTGCGCTCCAACTTCAAACAGGTTTCCAATGTGCTACAGGAAGGCGTGGACGCAGATGGCGGTTACCTGGTGCCGGAGGAATATGACTCCCGTCTTATCGATGTACTTACCGAAGAAAACATCATGCGCTCTCTGGGTAATATCATCACCACCTCCGGCGAGCACAAGATTAACATTGCCGCCACCAAGCCTGCGGCTGCATGGATTGAGGAAGGTGGAGCGCTGTCCTTCGGTGAGGCTACCTTTGATCAGATTTTACTTGATGCCCATAAGCTTCATGTGGCCATCAAGGTAACCGAGGAACTTCTCTATGATGCTCAGTTCCCACTGGAAAACTACATCATCGACCAGTTCGGAAAGGCTCTCGCCAACGCTGAAGAGGATGCATTCCTGAACGGTACCGGTCGCAGTCAGCCACTCGGTCTCTTTGCAGAAACCGGCGGTGGTACTGCTGCTTTGTCTGCTGCATCTGTAACTGCTGACCACCTTATGCAGCTTATTTACACCCTGAAGCGTCCATACCGCAAGTCTGCAAAATTCATTATGCATGACAAGCTGGTGGCTGCCATCAGACAGCTTAAGGACAACAACGGAGTGTACCTCTGGCAGCCGGCACTTACCTCCGGTGAACCGGATAAGCTTTTAGGCTACGATGTGTATACCTCACCGTTCTGTCCGGAAGGCAAGATTGCCTTTGGTGATTACAGCTACTACAACATAGGTGACCGAGGAACCCGCTCCTTCAAGCAGTTAACCGAGCTCTTTGCCGGAAACGGCATGATTGGCTATGTGGCCAAAGAGCGAGTGGACGGCAAGTTAATCCTGCCGGAAGCGGTGCAGATTATGACCATCACCGGCGGTAAGACCGTGAAACCCTAAAGCTCCATAACGGAGTTTTTTTGCCTCTGTCAGTTTCGGTTGATGGAGGCTTTTTTGGAGTTTTGACATGAGCATTACCCTCAAAGAAATGAAGAACTACCTCAGAGTTGACGGCAGCGAGGATGACCAGCTTATCCGTTCACTTATCGGCTCTGCTGAAAGACTCTGCATGGATGTGATAAGAACCAACGACGTAAAGGAGCTTTACGGATCGAAGTACGGCAAGGCTGCGGTGATGTATGCGGTGAACTACATGTTTGAGCATCGCACCGAAGCTGACTTTAAGTCTCTTACGCTGTCTCTGCGTTCCATGCTGTTCGGCTCAAGACAGGAGGCATTCTGATGGAAACAGGAACCTTAAACGAACGCATACAGATTTATGAACCAAAGGCTGAACGGAACCTTACCAATCTTGATGATTACGCGCTTTCCGGAACAGTCTGGGCGAATGTCAGGTCGGTTACCACCCGTGACCAGATGCGCTCCGGCATTGATGTACAGAGCGGTCAGATTACCGTGCTTATCCGCTACCTTTCGGGTCTTTCGGATGACTGCCTAATTCGGTGGAAGGATAAGTTTTTCAGCATTGATAACCTTTCAGCCGACAGACATAAAGGCGAAATCCTGCTTGGTTGCAGCTACTCGGGACTTAACGACAATCAGAGGATTACCACATGATTTCAATCAGTGAAATGAAGGCAAAGGTTAAGGCTCTGGTGGAAGACCTCACCGGGCAGAAAGCCTACTTTGACATTGTTCCGAATAACATCAAGACGGGAGTTCTTATCACCCGACAGGCTACCGAGTTCTCCGGCAGAACCGTTGACGGAGATGCACATGACGTGCGGCATGGCTTTGAGATTTTTATCTTCTCGTTTGTAAGCGCAGATACCTGTGATGCCATTACGGACCGGCTGGTGGCTGCCACTGACGGCAAATACTCGGAGGATTTCCGTCTCATCATGGTAAACAGCATAACCCCCACCGAGTATGACCCCGAGGTGGGATTCTGGGGCAATGCGGTAAGTATGGAGTTTGTTGAACGATGATTAAAGCAGACACCTCCGGTGCTGATGTTCTTGCAGAAAAGCTCAAAGGTCTGCCAGCAAAACTTCAGACTAAGATCAGCCGTGTGATTCTGAAGGAGGCTCTTAAGGAAACCGGAGCCAAAGAAGAACTAACTGGTTACATCAGCACCCACTTTAAAGCCCATACCGGCATCTACCGAAAATCCGTATCCGGCATCAAGTCAGCAAGAGTACGCTCAGACCCTAACCGCATTATCTCGTATATTCATTTTCTGCCGGTGAGTAAGGTTAAAGGCGGCAAGGAAGGCAAAAAGCCTCACATTCCTCCTAAGACTCTCAATCACTGGCTCAATGCAGGAACCCGTGACCACACTGTCGGCAAAGGCTCAAGTCTTGAAGGAAACAGAGTGATTCAGCAGCTTATTGCCAACAAATATCAGCTTGCCATCAATAAAGCCAGGCTTAATCTCGCCTCTGCCAAAACGCAGAAACAACGGGAACGGTATCAAGCCATGATGGAAAGAAATACCAGAAAGCTTGCAGCTGTTAAGGCCAAAGCTACGAAAAAAGCCAGTCAGCACGGTGGCAAGGTTAAGGGCATCACTGCCCGTCATTTTATTGAAGCGATTCAACGCAGGGTAGATCAAAACGCAGTGGCCATTGTGGTTCAGCAGGTTGAAACCTCTATGGCCGATTTATTGAAATAGGAGAAAACAGAAATGGCTAAACATACACAGCTTTACGATTACAAGGCAAAGGAGCCTGTCCTTCTCGGGGGTACTCATTCCCAGTTCTCAACTGATGATGGAGTTACTTGGCTGCCGCTTAAAGGTGCTCAGGAGCTTGGGGATATCGGTGACATTGCCGAATCCGTGGAATGCACCACCATCGATGATGACAGAAAGGTTTACTGCGGTGGTTTGAAGGACTCAGCAGAAAAGGAACTCACCATCTACTATTACGATGATGACGCCGACCAGCAGGCTCTCATTGCTGCCGCCGAGGCACAGCAGACAGTTCGCATTCGACATCAGTGGCCAAACGGCACTAGAGCCACCTATGATTTGAAGCTTCTCGGCTATCAGATTATGTCCGGCTCTGCAGACGGTTTTATGCAGCTTAAGGTTTCCGGCAGACAGGCATCTGATGTTGCCTGGTCAAATGCCGATGCAACCGAACAGACACAGACCGATGAACAGGAAGGAGAATAACCATGTCTTATTTAGATCAAATCAAAGGTCTGAAATTCAAAGTCAGCAAGGTTACCGTTGACGGTGTGGAGTTTTACCTCCGTGAACTTTCCGGCAAGGCGCGTCTCGACTTTGAAGGCGAGAAGGATTTACAACTTCGAGTGCTCAAAATGATGCACGCATCCCTCTGTGATGAGAACGGGAAACTTACCGAAAAGCCGGAAGACTTTGATGCCTTTATGGAATCAGTGCCGAACAAAGTACTGCTCCAGCTCGTTAATGCCTTCTCGGCGCTCAACATCACTGGTGAAACCCACCTAAAAAACTAATCCGGGGCAGTTTTGTATTCAGACTGGCGGTGAGAATTGCCCGGGAGCTTCACCGCCCAATCTCAGAAGTTCTTGAATACCCCACCACCGAGTTTAATTACTGGGCGGTGGTTTTTCAGGAGGAATACTATGAGGCACATCCGAAGGAAAGATACAGATCCGGAATGACGGAGAGCGATTGTGCCAGAGAGGTTGAAAAATTCCGAAGAGTAATGAAATGATTATGATAAGCATATAACAGTATATATAAATGTCTTATGTTAGTCTAAATCTATTATTTATGGGGAGTTCTATAAATTAAACTTTTTAACCCTCGTTACCAAGCGTAATTGAGTAGATCTTTAAAAAATTGACGATTTGGAGATTGCAAAGACTCATCATCAGCTCATTTTGAGCTGAAATAGCTAAATTTGGGCATAAGAATGCTACCTTAGGTACTCTAAGGCTTTTGATATGTGTTATTAGATGGTGAAGTTAGCTAGATAAAATTTAGTTTTCTTGCTCTATCTATGTTGTAGACTAAGCAAGTAAGAAAGATATTGCTCTTTGCTCTAATCATGCCAACAGAGCGTAGGATGAATCCTTTCATGCTTTGTTCAATGAAACCAAATACATGCTCAACACGGTATCTAATCTTGGATTTAGTGCGGTTGTTTTTCTTTTGCTCTTCGGTTAAAGGATGATTTCGATAGCCCTTTTCGCATACTACAGTTTCGATGCCTTTATCGTTAAGTTCTTTAAGTTGGGGAGCGCCAATATAGCCAGCATCAGCATAGACACTACCTTTAAAATCTTTAGGAATAATGTCAGTGATTATTTGAGAATCATGTACATTAGCAGCTGTAGCTTTAACCATGTGAATTAGCTTAGTAGTTGCACCTACACTTGCATGAGCCTTGTAACCGTAATGAGTTTCATCACGCTTTTTGGTCCATCTTGCATCGATGTCTTTGTGGCATTTCTTTTGAGGATTATCATTCCAAAGAGTATTGCCATTACCTGCTTTGATTATGGCGTTCTCTTCAATGGTATTTCTTTGCTTAGGAGCTTCATTAAAGCTTGAATCAATGATGAGTTTGTCGTCTTTTAACTCATGCTCATCTTCAACAGAGGAAACAAACTTTTTGAAGACTTTTTCAAAGAGCTCAGCTTTATCAAAAATGTTTCTAAACTTCCAGATGGTCTTAGGACTAGGTACACAGTTTAAATCAGTGATTTCTAAGGCATATTGATATCTTGCATCTGCGTATATACTATCTACCATGTCATTATCTGCCTTATTCACACGTCTTTGTAATAGGCATAGCTTGAACATAAACTCTGGTTGATAAGCTTTTCTACCTGCGTTTCTTAAATTAGGGCTAGAAGACTTCTTTTCAAAACATGCTTAAATGTCAGATATATGCATCTGAGTTACAGTATCTAGTACGCTTTTGAACTTAACGATAGCGTCGTCTTTGAGATATGTCTCAATAGCTACAAAAGAAGGTGTTAAAAATAGATCGAAATTAGCATTTGGAATGATATAATTAGACATGGCTTTTTTCCTTTGTTTATTTTAGCGATTAAATAATAGCAAAAAAGCCATTTTTATTTTGATCTTTTGCTCTCAAAATCAACAATTTTTCTTTTAAGTTCAAAGAGATTTATCGAGTTTTAATTTATAGAACCCCCTTATAGACACATGAATTACATTCAGGATAAAAATGAAAATTAAATTATTTTTAAGTGCTGCTATATGCTTATCTCTATCTAATACCACATTTGCGAATAATGTTGGTTTGTGTGGTACTAAATTCATAGCAGGATTATATACAGAAGCAGTTCCATATTGTGAAAAAGAATGTAATCTGGATTATGGTTCGGGTTGTGCCGTCTTAGGGGCTTTATACTACGAAGGTCAAGGTGTAAAACAGAACTATCAGCAGGCTAAAACCTACTTCGAAAAAGCATGTAATCTGAATGAGGGTTTAGCTTGCTACAGCCTGGGACTTTTATACGAAAAAGGTCTAGGGGTAAAACAGAACTATCAGCAGGCTAAAACCTACTACGAAAAAGCATGTAATCTGAATGTTGGTGTAGGTTGCTACAGCCTGGGATTTTTATACGACAAAGGTCAAGGTGTAAAACAGAACTATAAGCAGGCTAAAATCTACTTCGAAAAAGCATGTAATCTGGATTATGGTTGGGGTTGTGCCCTCTTAGGGGCTTTATACGACGAAGGTCGCGGTGTAAAACAGAACTATAAGCAGGCTAAAACCCACTACGAAAAAGCATGTAATCTGAATGAGGGTTTAGCTTGCAGCCTCTTAGGGGCTTTATACGCCGAAGGTAAACGCATAAAACAGAACTATAAGCAGGCTAAAATCTACTTCGAAAAAGCATGTAATCTGAATGATGGTCAAGGTTGCCTCGGACTTGGAGCTCTTTACCACAGCGGTAAAGGCGTAAAACAGAACTATCAGCAGGCAAAAACCTACAACGAAAAAGCATGTAATCTGGATGTTGGTGAAGGTTGCCACAACTTAGGAATTTTATACTACAATGGCCAAGGTGTAAAACAGAATAAACGAACTGCAAAGGAATACAACGGAAAAGCCTGTGATTTAGGAGTCCAAGTAGGTTGTGACGGATACCGAGCACTAAACGAGCAAGGCTACTAACCTTTTCTAAAAACACAAATCATTCACGAAGGATCTCGAAAGAGGTCCTTTTTTATTTTCAGGAGTTTCAAAATGAACGACAGCACCATCAGGCTTTCAGCCGATACGTCTGCTCTGACGGATTCACTCTCCAAAATTGCCGAGGACATGACAGTCATGAAGGATGCTGTTTCCTCCTCGGCAGCCGCCATGGGAGCAAGCCTTGATGCCTCGGCGAAACAGGCAGAAGCCACCAATGCCGCTATTCACGGACTTGATGAGAGCGTTAAGACTGTGACGGATTCAATTCAGGAACAGACCAAAACCGTAACTGATTTAAGCACCGAACAAAGCAAGGTGACAAAGGAAATCAGTAAGGCTCTCAACACTCAGAATACTCAGCAGAAGGATGCCAATACCACTCTTGCCGAACAGAAGAAGATTATGCAGGAGCAGGAAGCTGAAATCAAAAATGTAACCAAAGCCGTGGACAATCAGACCGGAGTTCTGCAGAAGAATGCCAACGGCTGGAAAATGCTGATGACCGGCTTTGCCATCAAGTTTGCCTCCGAGACTGTGGATATGTTTAAGAGCATCATCTCCACCGGACTTGAGGCCTCTCGTGTATACGAGGACATGTCGGCAAGACTTTCTCCTTTAGTGGGAGATTTGGAAACTGCTCAGAAAACTTTCTGGAGTCTGAACGGTCTTGAGGATGAGACGGCTACCGCTACCGATAAACTCGCCAAAGCCTTTGTGGATTTAGGCAACAACGGACTTACCAACTCAAACGAACAACTTAAAACATACGCTACCATTGCCCACGGCACAGGCAAAGATTTGAACACACTGACCGATGCGGTTATCGCCTTCTCGCAAGGCTCTACCAAGGCACTCCGGCAGTTCGGCATTACGGCACAGGATAACGGTGACACCATCTCCTTAACCTATAAAGGCTCAACCACCGAGATTGAAAAGAACAGCAAGGCTCTTGATGAATATCTGAATAAACTTGCTCAGAACAACTTTGACGGAGTGCTGGAAGCCAAACTCAACACTGTATCTGCCGCCACTGGAAGGCTGGACAATGCCTGGGGTACTTTTTGCACCAGACTCATGCAGTCAAACGGCGGATTCGGTGAACTTATCATTATGGGGAATGACTTTCTGGCTAACAACCTGAACGGCATTTCCGAGTGGCTTGATGATCCAGCGGTGATTGATTGGTTTCATAATCTGGCTAAAACAGTACGTGATACCTTTGAGGGTATACGCATGGCATGGGAAAGCGTTAAAGACTTTTTCAGCGATACTCTTGAGCTTATCGGCGTAGAAATGAAGGTCGGCACCGGCTCATGGAAACTTTTCTTTTCAAACTTTTTTCAGTTCGCGCAGATTGGACTTCTGCAACTCAGTCAGAAGGTCGGTGAACTGTGGGACAACACCATCGGCTACCTCAATGCCATAGGTGAAGGTATCGGCTCTGCCTTATCCGGCGGTGAGTTTTCAAGAGGCTTTGATTTTGCTCGGGAGAAAACCAAAAGAGAAGCTGAGGAAACTGCCAAAATCTACAAGGCTACCATTGCCGGAATCGAAAAGGAGATAACCGAGTCTCAGAGCCGCATTGCGGCTGAACGTCAGCGACTTGCTGAAAAGTATCAGAACAAGCCTGTGGGTGAAGGCTCACAGTCTGATGAAGGTTTGAGGATTGGAGCCAATAAAGCTCCCAGCAAGGAGAAAAGCAGTGGTGGTGCATCAAAGGCACTTGAGGCTAAAGATACATGGACACCGTACTATGAGCAGATTATTGAACTCGATATTCGCTCAAAGGGAGACCTTGAACAGCTTGAATGGGAGCATGCCAAAAAGCTCTCTGAGTTTAATGCCGTCATTGCCGAAAATGCTCAAATATCCGAAACCGAGAAGAATAATGCACTGCTTATTCTCCAGCAGGACTACCAGCGCCAGCGTGCTGAAATCGAAAAATCCGCCACAGACTTCATCAACTCTCTCAATCCGGAGGATGAGGAAATTGTGCGTCTTCAGGAAAACTACGGCAGGAAACTTGAGCTGCTGGAGCAGTACCACAATGACAAGCTGATTTCTGAAGAAAATTACCTGCAAGCACATACCGCACTGATGGAGAAATACACCACCGACTCAACTGCTACCAAACAGAAAAAGCAGTCTGAGGATTTGAAAAAGATGATGGAGCCTTACGAGAAAATGGCTGATGCCACTATTTCAATCTCCGATGCCTTTTACGATTTGACCGACAGCATGGACGAATCTTCAGGCTCCTATAAAGCTTTGTTTGCGGTTCAGAAAAGTTTTGCCATAGCAAGCGCAACGATGGACGCTGTTAAGGCTTGGATTGGTGCATTAAACGATCCCACTGCTGTTACATGGCCACAGAAACTTGCCAACTACGCATCTGCTGTTGCCACCACTACTGCCGCCATCTCCCAACTCACATCTGTGTCTATGCATGACAAGGGAGGTTTTATCAAACCGGGAGAACTCGGCATCGTGGGCGAATATGGCCCTGAGCTGATTGAGGGACCTGCATCTGTTACATCAAGACGCAAAACTGCTGATTTGGCGCGTTCTGCTTTAACTGCTCAAGAGAGCACCTCGCCTAGTTATGCGAACGTCGTGATCAACCTTTATGAGAGCCAAGATAAAGCCGGCACCGTGGAAACCTCTGAGGACGATGAATCAAGAATCATAAATATTTTTGTATCGGACATCAGACGTGGCGGCGATATGAGTGCTGCAATCCAAAATACATTCAATCTTAAAAGAGTAGGAGCATAAAATTTTATGTTTTTCTTTCCCATTAGTTTACCTAAACCCCAGCAGAACGGGTATGCAAGAAAATATGAACCCAATATGCTGCGCACACAAATGAGTGACGGATATGTGCGTCAAAGGTTAATCAACCAGGGAGCACCAGACAGCGTATCGGTTACCTGGCTCTTTAACTCGGAGGAGTTTTCGGAGTTTTTGGCCTGGTACAAAGGCAACATACGCTCGGGGGCAGACTGGTTCGTCTGCCCTTTGCTTTCTTGCGAGAAAAACGAAGTTGCCTATCAATATTGCAGAATACAAAAAGGACAGTTCACCCAAAGTCTGCTTTTCAGGAATGACGAAACAGCCATGTATAAGATTTCCTGCAACTTGGATGTATCCAATACTGTGGTTGATGACGGTTCTTGGAGCGAGCACTATGGCTCTAAAGGAAATGCAGACGATGCATACGGCAAGGTAATGCTGTTTGAAAATGCCAACATTTCCGGAAGATCTTCCTCAATGGAAGAAGATACCGATACAGAAAAAATCTCCGTATCTGCCATATTTCCTGTTGAGGACAAAAACGCTGCAGGCACACTGTCCGCAATCGAAGAAGATGACGAAACTTCTGTTCAGTCATCATTTAAAACTATCGAAATAAATACTGAATATGAGGAGGCATAGCCATGGCGCTAAAGAAAAAAGTCACTTACAGCGCAGCATATAATGCTGAAACAGATGCCATAAACACACCTTTAAATTCCTTGTTGCAGCAGGTTGCATCGTTGATCTTGTCACAAAATCCTGGTCTTTCGGTTCTGGACACCATTACCTATGGCAGTTCGAGAATGGAAGATGCCCCTTTATACAACAACAGACCCGATGCACTGAACGCTGACTGTTTTGCGAATCGCTATTATGAATCCGACGTCATTTTTATCGGCACAGACAAAAACAACGTGTGTCTCTCTATAAATTTCTTTCAGGGAGAACTGGTGGTTGCAATGAACATGACACCGCATATGGAACAGAAGTATGTAGATGCCTGGCAAGATTTAGGTTTAAGCAAACAACTTCCGTTCTACGCAGTAGGTAAAGCGTCGCGCTCGTTTAATTTTAGTGCCGACTATGTAAATTGGTATTCATACACATTGCCTTACCGAATCGTGGACAACGCAATCAGCATAAGCGTTTTGTATTGGGATACAACATACAGCAGAGGCTATTCTTTCATAAACGGAACAGATCAAAGCGACGGCACCGATTTGGTCATATACACCACCGATGAAGGAAATGGCAAAAAAGGACTTGGTGGGGCAATATGGACCTGGGGAAGGATCAGCTCAAACAAATATTATCAAAGACCATGCATACTGGTCTGGAGTTTTTCAGAAAACTTGTCAAACAACATGGCCAAGTACATCGGTTTGTCTTATTACACCAATTCTCCGTCCGAGGCTGAGCAAGTAATCTGCAACGCTCAATACGACATAAGACAATGGTTCTGTGCGGACAACAATTATTACTACTACTGCATGAACGGGCAGTTCTTTGCTATATGGCACACGCTCGGTGGTTCAACCGGATGTGTTGATGGTAATTACAAGCGTGTCAATTCAATGAAGCTTTATGATGCCGTCAACAGAGCCTATGAAGAATCGCAAGGGGGAATAGAGCCTGGTTCAACGAACAGTTATTTCGTTTCCGTTTTATGTTCGGCTTATAACTTGCCAAGACTGGATCCTGGACAGGCATACATCAGGCGAATGCGAATACCGGGGTGGAATGCTAATTGTAAGGGGGAGATCTACTTATTGTGGTCTCCCTCTTTAGTTGGAGCAAACTCTGGCGACATCGTCGAGGTTGGAGATAAGAAGTATGCCGTTATCACCGAAGGCGCTCTGTGTTGGGTGACTAGGGCGGATTAAATGGCAATACTTACCTTAAATGAAATTTACGCAAGCGGGGGTAATCTCCCGCTTTATTGTTTGCGCATAACCAACTCCGAAATCGGCACCCTGCGTTATGTTTTGGCAAATGAAAATATGATCCTCGGCGGAGAGGAATACCTAGCCTCAGGGTTCACCATTTCACTTCCTGAACGTTCGGACTCGGGGTTTACGGATTTGTCTTTCGGCGTATGCAATGTTTCGGGTGAGGTTTATGGCTATATCAGGCAATTGCAGGAAGGCGTTATACCGAAGTCTACCTATATAACGCTAGAGCAGTTTCACCCCGATTCGCTAGATTTGCTCTACAGCCTGACTCTTACTATGACGGGCGTTCAGTTAGACAACAAAGAAGCGGTGTTTACTGCATCATTTGCGGACATGCTGAACACTGAATTTCCAAAACTTAGATACACCGCAAACAATGCTCCAGGACTTAAATATGTGGCAAGTTAATCTCAACCGTTATCTTTTGAGCCGGCACGTTCGAGGTGGCCGCAGCTTTCCTAATCTTGATTGCTGGGGGTTGGTGCGTGATGTGTATAAATCTATTGGGGCGACATTGCCTGAGTTCGTTGATTTTGAACAATGCACTATGCATAAAGCGGCGAAAAGTTGTATTGCTGAGCATTTATTTTTTGAAGTGGATGAGCTGCAAGACTTTGACGTAATCGCATTTTTCAGAAAAAACCGGCTCTTTCACGTAGGGATTTGTTACCAAAACAAAATCCTTCATACCACCCAAAACAGAAATTGCCGCTATGAGCCGATTTCTAATTTTTTATCCCATTCTGACAATATTTGTGTGAGGTATTACCGATGCAAATTGCTGTATTTTCACGAGAAAACTTAACTAAACCCCTAGAAAGTTTAAGCGTAAACTCTCAAGGTTTGACTATCGAAACGCTGCTCATCAAACAGTGCTCTGCCTACAAAACAGAGTTTAATAATTATGTTTCTGCCTATGCAGATTTACACAAGATTGAGCATCAAGATTGGGGGAACTTTGATTTAACCCATACCAAAGAGCTGATGTTCGTCATTGAGCCTGGCGCTTCACTATCAGGTGCTGCTATTGCTGCAATCATTGCTGCGGTCATAGCCGTGGCGTCTACTGCTTTTTCTCTTATTATGATGAACAAGCTGAGCAGTTCAAATACGGGTAACACCAAGACAGGTAGCACAATTTACGACGTAAATGCTCAGGGCAACAAAGTAAAACTTCAGGCGGTTATACCAGAAAATTTTGGTTATTTTAAAAAATTTCCCGATTATCTATGCGACGCCCACTCTTTTTACCGCAACAACAATTATTTTATAGATTTGGTGTTATGCCAGGGACGAGGTTTTTACTCCTACTCAAAAAAGCATGATGATATATACATTGCCAACACTCCGCTGTCTGAACTAAACAACGGCTCTGTGCAAGTAAAAATATATGAGCCAGGCACAGTCATCACCAAAGAAAATTCAATTGAAGATGGTTGTTGGTATGGTTGGTACTCATCAATTGAGGTAACCCGTCAAGGTAAAACCTTAAAAGGTGCGGTTGAGGAAGCTAAAAGCGGAACAGCAACATTGTCGGTATCCTTTGGCTCGCAATCCTTTATTGCTCATAAATACACTCAAACAATCTATGCTTCAGGATCATCGGGTCCATCATACAGAAGTGTTAAAACAAGTTATAACTTACCATGGAAGGCAGGCTCTTATTTTCATATAAGTGGAATGCCAGGCATAAGGTTGGTTTCACTAGGATCAGATAAAGTTTTGGGTGTCATAACTGAGCAAGGTCTGTGTGTTCTATACTTAAAATTAAGCGATAATATTAGTAATTTAAATTACTTAAGAGCAAGAAAGACTGAGAGCGTTGATGGAATTGAAAGCATTGTTGCTGCTGGCGACTTGCTGAGAATAACCCTCAACAGGACATCCACCACAAAATACATCTCCTCTGCGATGGGTTCGCAGGGGCCGTCAACCGAAACAGCGAGTGCCACCAATACATCAAATTTTGATGCGGAAATTTTAGCGTTGGAACAATACACTAACGAAAACAAAGAGCGTTGCATAGCGGTAACTTTAAGTTTGACTGAGGCAGATATTCCAAAATATCCTGACTATCCTACTCCGAGGGGCAAACTTGTAGCGCAATCTCAAAGTGACGAACTTTCTTGCTATCAGCCAATTCCTGCAGACTACCCATACGACTCTGATGATGGTTTGTATCTTTTGGAAAGCAGCGCTGACGGTATTACATACTGCAAGAGATCTTCTGATGATTATGTAGCGATTAAAGATTTTGAGTTTTGGAGTCAAGGCGTAACTAGCACAGACATCACTTTTACATTGGATGAAAACTCCAGCGACAGTGCTGGCAATTTTATTGGTCCCTTCAGAGCTTGCCCTGTTGGTGCTGTTTCTAATAAATTTGAATTAGATTTTTCATTTCCTCAAGGTCTAGGCTATTTAACTGATGATGGTGATTTTGATGAACGCACCATATCCATCCAAATTGACTACCGCTTAGTTGATTCGAATGACGCTTGGCAGACAATCACGCAAACCTGGACCAACAACACTAACGACGAACTGGCTTACACCATCCCTATAGACGTTCCTGTTTCTGGAAATTATGAATTTCGTTGCAAAAATCTAACACCCGATGAAGATTCCACCCGAGTCCTTCGAGAATGCAAATGGGTCGGTCTTAAAAGCTGCATAACCACTCAAAACAAATATGACGACATGACCGTGATTATTTGTAGATTCAAAGGCACTGAAACTTTGTCTGAGTTATCTGAAAATCAAATATGGACTTTGTGGACGCGAAAACTGCCAACCCTTGATTGTAAAAATGCTGATTTAAATGATAGCAATAAGATGGTGGCAACGCGTGATCTCGCACCAGTGGTTAAATACATCTGCGACAACTCAAAATACAAGGGGATCATAAACACCACTTCCCTCAAGCAATTTGATGCTTATTGGAAAGCCAAAGGTTTGTATTTAGACGGAACGCTTGATGATGACAATACTCTGCTGGAGGCTTTAAAGGATGTTCTGAAGGCCGGTTTTTCAAGTTTAACCGTTCACGAAAACAAACTCAGTTTTTGCAGACTCCACAAACTTGAAAACAACGAGCCTTTAACTCAAATATTTACACCACAGAATTTAACCTCATCGCCCAAAGCAACCATTACGTTAAGACGCGATGATTCCGTCGATGAGATTGTGGTTGAATACATAGATCCCGCAACCTACAAAACAGCAACACGTTACGTTCACCTTGATGATCTCGCCAATGCTGTTGTTACCCTCTATCCTACTAGTAATAACCAAGAAACCTTAAATGCCTTCGGTGTGGTTCAAGAAAGGGTGGCTGTTGCTATGGGATTAAGGCGACTCAGATATCTGATTTACACCAATACCAAGTATGAGATTAAAACAGAACTCGACGGTCTGAATTGTCAGTTCAACGACATCGTGGGTTTGGTGCTCGACCATAATCTTAGCAACATCACAGGCAGAATTTTAGGTGTCGAAAATGATGTTATAGAGGTGGACAGAGAAATTCCCGCAGCCAAAGACTACGGAATAATTTACATCAGAAAGCTTGACGGTTCGATGTGCCAAACAGAATACACCAGAATCGACAGCCGTCATTTGCAGTTATCCCAGAATTTGCCTTTCCCCTGGAATGAAGAATACGGAAGTTCTCTTGAATATCCTTTCTTTGCCATAGGCGAACTTATCAAATGCTGGGTTACCGACGTCAAACCCAACAACAAATCATGCTCTTTGGAATTGGTGAATTATGACGAGCGCGTATTTGTTGATGATTTATAGGAGACAAGAATGAAAATAATCGCTTTTTGCGTTTTAGACGAAAGCTATATAGATCCCGCAATTGTGGCATTAAGGAGTTTCTGCCAATGGAACAGCGGAATCGAAGTCCTATGTTATGCAGAAAAAGGAGCAAATTACTCAAGGCTGCGTCAAGCACTTGATGGATATCTTGTAACCATCAAAGAGGTTGCTTTTCCAAAGGAGGAGATTTTTGACAAAGCAGGTGGCAAATATCTGTTAATACCTAATAGCGCAATGCCTGCAATCTCGCAAAGACTTATCTGCCTTGATGAATTGAAGGAAAAATACGACTTAATCATCAATTTTGATTTGGACACTCTGTTCTGCAATTCAATCAAAAATGCCCTAGTAGGTGCCGACGCAAACCATATTTATGGCGTGGATGAAAAAGAAAACCGTGACAGATGGATAAACAACTTCGGACTGAATGAATGGATACCAAGTGGCAGATATTTCAATACCGGATTTGTCATTTATGGCTGTGAAGTTTTAAAGAAGTTCTCCTTATACAAAACTTACTTGAAAGCCATGAAAGAAACCCCCGAACGCTTTAACTGCCCGGAGCAGGATTTCTTGAATTACTTTTTGCACGAGCATTTGGTTTTGCTCAAGCCTTGCTATAACTTGATGTTTACCGACAGACTTTATTCATCATTGGCACCCGTGATGGTGCATTTCTACGGTTCGCTAAAACCATGGAATTCCGCCTATATGGGAAATGCTGATTTTTATTATGACAGATACAGAAAAGCAACACGCCAATGCAGACGATGGTTATCATCAAATTTTATGAGCGACTGTTAGGTCGCTTTTTTTATGGGAGAAAAATATGAAGGAATTTTGGACTATTACACAATTAGTGTTTTCTGCTTTAGGAGGCTGGTTAGGTTATTTTATGGGAGGATATGACGGTCTTTTGTATGCTCTGATTATTTTTGTGTTTGTCGATTATCTCACGGGAATTATGTGCGCGATTATCGACAAAAAGTTATCTTCAAAAACTGGATTTAAGGGCCTTTTTCGGAAGATCCTTATTTTTATTATGGTTGGTGTTGCCAACATCATAGACACCAATGTGATGGGGCAAGCAGGTGTATTAAGAACCATGGTGATTTTCTTTTACCTCTCCAACGAAGGCATCTCGCTCTTTGAAAATGCTGCTCATCTAGGCCTTCCTGTACCTGCCAAATTAAAGGAAATTTTAGAACAGATTCATGAAAGAACCGAACCTAAGGAGAAGAAAAATGACCAATAGTTCACTAGTTAAATACACTCAGCTAAGCCCAAACCATTCTGGGAAAAGAACTCACGAAATCGACCGCATCACCCCTCACTGTGTGGTTGGTCAGTTTTCGGTTGAGAAGATTTGTGGGGGTTTTGCTGATAAAAACAGAAAAGCCAGCTGCAACTATGCCGTCGGCTTTGACGGCAGAATCGGGCTCTGCGTTGATGAGCAGAACCGCTCCTGGTGCTCATCATCACGGGATAACGACCAGCGAGCAGTAACCATAGAATGCGCATCAGATCTGACTGAGCCTTACACCATGAATGATAAGGTGTATGCCGCATTGGTTAATCTGTACGTTGATATCTGCAGAAGGAATGGCAAGAAGAAACTTTTGTGGATTGCTGATCGGGATAAGGCATTGAACTATGAGGTGAAGCCGGATGAGATGCTGCTGACGGTTCACCGCTGGTTTGCAAAGAAAAGCTGCCCCGGTAACTGGCTATTCGGGAAGTTGGGCGATTTGGCTCAAGAGGTGAATAGCCGACTTGGAGTGTAATTTTTTATTTGTTAATAAAGCGCTCACGGAAATTGCTCAATTGCAAATTAGATTGTATGATTTATCCGTGAGTGATGAAAGAGGTAAACAATATGGGGAATTTAATTAATAGCGACAATACGTATAGAGAATGGATCTCTAATATTTCATTAAGATTCAGGCAAAGTCAAATAAAAGCTTCCATAACAGTTAACAGCGAAATGCTCCGTTTCTATTGGACTCTCGGGCATGATATGGATGAAAAAAAGAACCTCTATCACTGGGGAAGCAATTTTTACGAACAGGTTGGCAAAGATCTGAGAAAAGAACTGCCTGATGTAAAGTCTTTTTCCGCCCGAAATCTTCGGTACATGCATCAGTTCTACTGCCTTTTTCCAATTTTGCAACAAGTTGTTGCAAAATTAGATTTTAATCACCAAAACGACTGCGTTTCATGTGATGAAATCTTTTTGATCCCGTGGGGGCATATTGTTCAAATCATGAATAAGGTCAATGGAAACCGTGATAAAGCCTTATTTTACATACGAAAAACTCTTGAAAACAAATGGTCTAGAGCTGTACTGATGAACTTTCTGGATACAGACCTCTATGAAAGACAGGGCAAAGCAGTAAGCAATTTTGATCTTACTCTTCCTGCTCCTCAAAGCGATCTTGCTCAGGCTATTACCAGAGACCCGTACACCTTCGATTTTCTTACCCTCCGGGAGAGCTATGACGAAAAAGAACTGAAAGATGCTCTTATGGATAACATTACCAGATTTCTTCTTGAGCTTGGTAACGGCTTTGCCTTTGTTGGGCGTGAGTATAAGCTTGAAATTGGAAACACAAACAACTTCATTGACATGTTGTTCTACAATATCAAACTTCATTGCTATGTGGTCGTTGAAATCAAGGTGAAGGAATTTGATTCCGGTGATATGGGGCAACTCGGAACTTATATGGTTGCCGTTAACCATCAGCTGAAGAGTGAAAATGATGGACCTACGCTGGGGCTGTTAATCTGCAAATCAAAAGATAACGTCAAGGCTCGTTATGCGCTTGAAGCCAGCAGTCAGCCTATGGGAATTTCCCAATACGACATAACCACCTTTATTCCAGAAAAATTCAAAGGAAGTCTGCCTACCATTGAGGAAATCGAAGCTGAAATATCGTCAAATGAGAGTTCTCAATAAAGAAATAATAGACTGAGATGCTTCTGACGGTTCACCGCTGGTTTGCTCGAAAATCCTGTCCCGGAAATTGGCTATTCGGGAAGTTGGGCGATTTGGCTCAAGAGGTGAATAGCCGACTTGGGAAATAAGGGAATTTGCACAGGAGAAAACCGATAAAAAGAGAGGCTGTGGCTTGAGCCCTCTCTTCCCTCAATTATTAACGACGTGTACGCTCTCTAAGAAGTTCAGCATTATTACGTCTGTAATTACGTTCCCACTCTTCTGCTTGTTTCAAATAGCATCCTCTATATTCTCCCATCACTTTCCTTTCGACAATAATGTCCTTGATTAATCCAACAGGAGGGCATTGTCTCGGTGGGAGTGATTCAGCACGATATAACTTGCTGTCAAGTTCACTATCACTTAAGCTAGAATATCTTTCTCGCAAAATTTCTAAGATCAACTGTTGATCATTGCGTGAGGTTTCCAAATTCATATACATCGATTCTAAGGTACTAGTACTCGCTGGAGATAGTTCCCGTTTTCTGTCCTCATCGAGTTCCTCTGCAAATTCATTCAATTTGCTATAAGCCTTACCGAGCATGCCAAATAATCCCATACGTATACCCTCAACTTACTTTTATCAATAACATTCACGAATACGGCAAGACAAGTAAAACTAGTCTGCCTTTCTTCCAGTTTACCATTGTTTTTTTTTTGACCAGTTTTCGTCTTGCTTTGATCTCATATCTGTGATCAGATTATAAAATACCCATATTTTTAGACTTATATCACATTCAATGTCATCTTCCCCCCCCCCTGTTCACCAAACAGCCGCTCACCCGCATTCCCGAAAAAAATCCGCTCAAATCAGCCTCTGATGTCTAATCTCAAGCATTCCACCCCTTTGTAGAACATCTCTGTTTCTTGCTACAGGAAAAACTTTTTTTTGTAAAAAGTACCTACTTCTGGGCATTAGTAGGTAGGAGCAATTGTTTTACAGGAGAATTCGCCATGCAAGTAACCGAAGTTACATCCGCAAGTACCCAGCTAACCGCACTCAGCCAAATCACCCATGAGCAGCTGCAGCATGAATTCAATTTTCTGCGGGCTGAACATTTCACGAAAAGCATGCTCAATCATGGACTTATAACGCCTGATGAGTACCGTCTGATCATGATAGAGAACATGATCACTTTCCCGACATTTATCTCGCAAATCCTTTGATTATTGAGTTGCTAGTGTTTCAACACAGAGCAAATATGTTACCGACAAAACGGATTGCGAGAAGCAAACACTGATCACTTAAGGAGTAAATATGCACATAAAACAAATCAGCAGTTATCCGGAACTGCACTTCGAGCGTAACCACGCTAGTGATGATCTTATGCAGGAATTCAGCTTTCTGAGAGCGGAGCTTTTCACTCGGAAACTTCTTACCCATGGACTCATCAGCCGTGATGAGTTTCAGTTAATCATGCAGGAAAACAGACGGACTTTTCCGACCTTCCTGTCATCAATCATTTAAGGTGACGGCTTATGAAGAAAGTTATCAAAATCGAGCCTGCCAATGCGCATCAGCCAAAGAAGAGACTCCGGGTTGCTGCTTACTGCAGAGTATCAACTGCAAGTGATGAACAGCTTGTCAGTCTTGAGACTCAGAAGGCTCATTATGAAGAATACATCACGTCCAATCCTGAATGGGAGTTTGCCGGGCTGTATTACGATGAGGGGATTTCGGGAACCAAGAAAGAAAAGCGTCCGGCACTTCTGCAGATGATGACGGACTGCGAGAACGGGAAAATAGACTTCATTGTCACCAAGTCTCTGAGCCGATTTGCCCGTAACACCACAGACTGTCTTGAGCTGGTACGCAGACTTCAGGAACTTCACATCCCGGTTTACTTCGAGAAGGAGAATCTCAATACCGGTTCTATGGAAACAGAACTGTTTCTTTCAGTAATGAGCAGTCTGGCAGAAAGCGAGTCAGTTTCTATTTCCGAGAACAGCAAGTGGGGAGTACGGCACCGCTTTGAGAACGGCTCATTCAAGTTCAGCTATGCGCCATACGGCTACATTCTCGCTGACGGGGAACTTGTCATTAAAGATGATGAGGCTGAATGGGTGCGATTTATTTTCAATGAAGCACTGACGGGGAAGAGCGCACGTCAGATTGCTGCCACGCTGAATGAGAAGAAGGTTCCAGCCAAGAGAAAAGGCACATGGACTGCCGCCTCTGTGCTCTGGATTCTGCGTAACGAGAGGTACAAGGGAGACTGCCTTTATCAGAAAACCTATACAGACTTCCGTCTCAGAAGGCATCTGAACCATGGGGAAGTAGACCAGTTCTATGAGGAAAACCACCATGACGCCATTGTCAGCAGAGAGGTTTTCGAGGCTGTTGGCAATGTGATCAGTCATGAACAGCAGGAGAAAAACCGGTCTGAAGGCAATTCAAAATACAAGAACCGCTATGCATTCAGTGGAAAGCTGATCTGCGGTGAATGCGGAGCGTCCTTTAAACGCAGGATCAACATTACCGGAAGACTCAAATATCCGGCATGGGTATGCTCAGTCCACCATAAGGACGGGAGCCGCTGCTCAATGAAGTATGTGCGTGAATCCGCTCCTGAGACCGTCTTTACCACCATGATGAATAAACTGATTTTCGGCAGAAAGGAGGTGCTGCAGGCACTTCTTGATAAGCTCACCACCCAATCTCACAAGTCACGACTCAGCAGAATTGACGTGGTGGAAAGAACCCTGAATGAAATGCAGGAACGCAGACGTAACCTTACTTCCATTATGACCAAAGGTTATCTTGATCCCGCCACCTTTACCCGGGAGAGTAATGAAATCATGGTTGAGACTGAGAAACTCACAGCAGAACGGGATCAGCTGAAATCTGAAATCAACGGTGAGCTGACTAAGACCGAGTCCTTGAGAGACCTCATCAGATTCACGGGCAAGAGCGAAATGCTCTCCGACTTTGATGCCGGGCTTTTTGAAAGGTTTGTAGATCATGCGGTTGTGAGTTCCAGAACGGAACTGGAACTTCATCTGAAATGCGGAATGAAGGTTAAGGAGACAATTGAATGAGACTGAATAATACTTTTTTCGGATACAGGATTGTGGACGGTAGGGCGGTAATTCATGAGAAGGATGCCGGTAAAGTCAGATTGCTTTACAAAGGATATCTTTCCGGACTGAGTTACATCGATGCGGCAAAGGCTGTGGGGTTAGATCTGCATTCCTCATCAGTCAAAATGCTTATGAGAAATGCCCGCTACACAGGTGATGATTTTTACCCTGAGATCATTGATCGCACCACCTTTGACGCGGCTGAAAAGGAACGATTACGCAGATGCTCTGTTCTCGGAAAGAAGGAAGGGCAGAGCAAAGAAAAAGCACCGGGAACTGCACCTCAGCACTTTTCCTTCAGACAGGGTTTAAAGCAGTTCAGAGATCCGTTCAGACAAGCGGAATACATTTACAGTTTAATTGAAAGCGAGGAGTAAACATGGGGACAATTACGATGATCCCTGCCAGGAGACGAATCGGCAGCAGGGTGGTTCAGGACGAAATACCAAAGATCAGAGTGGCTGCATACTGCCGAGTGTCTACCGATACCGATGAGCAGGCAACAAGCTATGAGGCACAGGTGGAACATTACACCGAATACATCATGAAGAATCCGGCATGGGAATGTGCCGGAATCTATGCTGATGACGGCATTTCCGGTACAAATACCAAAAAGCGAGAAGAATTTAACCGGCTTATAGATGACTGCATGAAGGGCAGGGTTGATATGGTGATAACCAAGTCAATCAGCCGATTTGCCCGTAATACACTTGACTGCCTTAACTACATCAGAAAGCTCAAGGATAAGAACATCGCCGTATATTTTGAGAAGGAAGGAATTAACACGCTCGATGCCAAAGGCGAGGTTATGCTCACCATCATGGCATCACTGGCTCAGCAGGAAAGTGAAAGTCTTTCACAGAACGTCCGCCTTGGTCTGCAGTACCGTTACCAACAGGGCAAGGTGCTGGTTAACCATACCCGTTTTCTCGGCTATGACAAGGATGAGGAGGGGAACCTCATCATCAACAAGGAAGAAGCCGAAGTGATAAAACGCATCTACCGTGAATATCTGGAAGGGCAGAGTTTCTACAGTATCGGCAAGGGACTCGAGGCTGACGGCATCAGGACTGCTGCGGGAAGTTCTCGCTGGCTGAATTCCTCCATTAAACTTATCCTGACAAATGAAAAGTACATGGGTGATGCACTTCTTCAGAAGACTGTAACCACAGACTTTCTGACTAAAAAGCGGGTGGCAAATCGCGGTATCGTTCCGCAATACTATGTGGAAAATAACCATGAAGCCATCATTCCGAAGGAACTCTTTATGCGGGTTCAGGAGGAAATGCAGAAACGGTCAAGGCTTAAAACCACAACGGGAAAACGCAGACAGTACAGCGGTAAGTTTGCTCTTTCAAATCTTGTTGCCTGCTGCCATTGCGGAGGTTTTTACCAGAGAACTCACTGGAATATTCATGGCAGAAAGAGCATAGTGTGGCGTTGCCTCTCACGGCTCAAGCAGAAATACTCGGAGGTTGAATGCCACTCCCGAACCGTAAAGGAATCTGAACTTCAGTCAGTCGCAGTTAAGGCAATCAATGAGGTCTTTGCCAAGCAGGACAGTTATCTGTCTCAGCTTAAAGCCAACATTGAGAAAGCACTCAGTTCCACCAATGCGGATGCGGTAGCCGAGGTTGATTCCAGGATTGCCGCATTGCAGAAGGATCTTCTCAAGAGAATAAAACAGCGACAGGACTGCGATAAACTCGGTCAGGAGATCACCGAACTTCATGAAAGAAAATATCAGTTGCAACTTGATGATGCCGAAAAAGACGGAACCCGTCAGAAGATTTCAGACCTTAAAGCCTTTCTTGATGAGCAGGAAACCCAGATTGTCGAATATGATGAGGCACTGGTCAGACGGCTGATTGAGCGTATCACCGTCCATGATGATCACTTCACCGTGGAGTTCAAATCCGGGGTGGAGGTTGAGGTTCAAGGTTAGATTATGGTTGCCGGACTTAGTTCCGGCTTTTTTGTGTCTCTAATACTTCCTTACATTCTTGATTTGCTTTCAAATTAATTGCAATATGGAAAGACGAACTTTGAAAACAAAACGATAATATGTTCTTTTACGCCTGTTGTATAAACCGTAGTAGACGATCAGACACCGCTATGCACTGGTCGTTGCACGTCGAGACCGTAGTTTTACTATCGAGGGAGAAATAGGGATCGGCTGAAAGCCCTTGAAATCAAAGGGGTTGCGGAGTTTGATGCTTTATTGAGCATGACTGTAAAGAGCGATTTTGACTGTATGTGAAAACATATCAAGGCAGAGAGATACAGCATAGTTGTGGCTACTATTTTGATATTTTTTAGGTTGTAGATACTATTTTGCTTTTGGGAGTAACGGCGAAAGTTAAGCTTTTCTGACACAGTTGAGTGATGTAATCGGTAGATGAGGATTTATAAATAATGGG